ATTTCTTTTTTGGCAATATCTTCCAATCCACTACGCATCTTATCAAGGATAGCAGGAATATTCTTTCTGCCACTTCTGCCACGCACTTCACGCTTGGCTTGATCAAAACTGCTCTTTGTCCATCGTGAACCAGCACGACCAAATGCTTTTAACACATACTCATCACCAAGCAACATAATCACTTTAAGATGGTCAATGTTTTCCATTGTTTGGTTAGGGATACTAACACCAATATGGAAACCAGTTGTGCGGTTAGTATAATAATCATTGCTCTTTGCCCAACTGAATACATTCTCTAACGCAGCCAGGGCATCTTCTAGGTTCATTGGAGGTGATACAAGTTCAATACCGCCATCTTCGTCATCATTTGGACTATCTAGAGAACTATCTGGTTCAAATATCCAAGTGGTTTCATCACGAGTTGCACCGTGATAACCGCCGCTTGCTCGTGCCTTGTAGCCAGTTGTGCGTATAAAATCATCTACAACATCATCAATATCTGTAGTAGGGTCGCCTCTATAACTATTTGAGGTATAATGCGGCCAAGATAGCGATTCACGGGTATTGCGATTTACCCAACGCATCCAATCATACATAGTATCAATATCATTGCGACTTAAGAATCTGCCCCAAGTATTTTCTTCGTTTTCTTCCACCCAATTGGTGCGAACATTATCTTTGGCATCATCAAGTTCTCGCTCACTTGCTTCGTCCGCAGGAGTATCGCCTAATTCTTCTTGAACTGCGTCTTTGTAATCATCGGTGCCTTCATATTCATTATCATAGGTTTCATATTGGTATTCACTAAATGCTTCATAGAAAGATTCTAATGCATTTTCAACCTCACGACGCATATTGTAATCACCACTAAAGAAATCCATAACATCACGCTGACGATCACGAAATGATGCATTACTTGGAAAGCCTTCATCAGCATCTAAATCTTCTTCTTCTTCGCCATTGCTTTCTTCACCGCCAAGACCAGGTATATACATTTCGGTTTCAAAACCAACCTTCATACTCTTGGCAAATGGTGTATCGGCAAATTTTTCAAGAGATGTTGGACTCATATTGATTTCGTTTAGGATACTTTCTTCAAGGCTTTCGTCTCTATTTGGAACTTCTGCCAATTGCCAAGGTGCTGCCAAATTATGTTCCTCGGCATAACTTACAGCATAACGACGAGCACCAGTTACACTTGCAGCGTTAAATGTATGAACAACACGACTTTCACTATCCAAAATATTATATGTTGTGCCATTTGTAGCAGTAATGTTAGAAGATGTGGCGGTTGCATTTGCTGGAATAGCATTGCCCGCAATATCATAACCACGATCAATTTCTATTTGTGAATATTGGCGAGGTGGTTGCGCTGCTGCTTGGGGCAATTGTAGTGCCTGTGTACCTGCACCAGGTATTGGTGTATTCGTATCATCGTTTGCAAGGGACAAGAACCAATCAATATCACGATAGCCATATTCTCTTGTTAAACGAGTAGCAATGTCTCGTGCTTGCTCATTATCTGGCGCACGAAACTGTGTAACCGCCATTTGATTGTTTGATGTGCGGATAACATACATAGGTTGAATAGATGATACAGTTCGATCACCGCCAATTGATAATGGTTGGCGTGTTAGAATATCATCTGCTTGACCATCACGATCACGAGTATCTCTTAACGCTACTAGGTCAAATGAACGACCACTTGCTCGCACTATGCGTGTGGCAATATCATATACATCACTGTAAGTCATTCTTGGAGATACTACAAATGATTGCCATGGGTTGCCAGTTATACGACTGATAATCTGAAATGTAATACCACCAATCCCATCGTAATCTACATACGGTGTATCATCATCGTCACCACCAACAACATTTGGTTGCGGTGCTTTTGCTTTCTTGGCAAAATCACGCTTGCTTTGTGCATTTTTAATATAACTTACAAGTGCTGTGCGAGGCATATTTCCAGTAGCAAACTGTGTAAAATACTTGATAGTATCGGTTTCGTCTTTTTTATCAGCAGTAAGTAGTTTTGCAAATTTCTTTTGATATTCTTTGCGTTCCATTTCTGGATGCAGAGCAATGTTCATAGCATATACAACACGAAGCAGCGTATTCACTACTTCATCAGTATCCATATCAATCCAATTACCGCCTGGTGAACGAAACTCTACACGGTTATCTTTTGTATTGATAGAGGTGAATTTATCAGTATAACCATTATGAATAAGTTTGGATGCAACCGTATTCAAGTTCTTACGCATAGCATCTACGGCTTGGTCTGCCTTGCCTGGATTTTGTTTAATGAATGAAGCAATCTGGTCAAAAGCACTGCGAGCATAAGAATTGCCAAGACGACCAAACTTTTCTAAAATATACTTGTCACCTAAAAATAGTGCAAGTTTAACATAATCAAGTTTGTCTAACTTATAACCTGGTATACTAATATTCATATGCAAACCAGTTTTATCATTGGTATAAGCATTGCCATCTTTTGCCCACGCCTTGACCTTATTGATTTGGTCAATCATTGTTGGAATATCTAGCGGTGGTGATACAAACTCTAAACCTTCGCCGCCTTTGCCACGAGTAGGTGATAGGCTGCTATCTGGTTCAATAACATATGCATCGTTTGGCTTTGCAATGCCGTGATAAGAGCCGCTCTTGATAGTTCTTATACCTGTTGCACGGCGGAAATCACCTACATCAACCGTAGAACGAGTTGGACGGTAATCATAATCAGGTTCAGTCCAGTTTGGCCAAGATAGACCAAGACTGCTATCATTTGCCAAACCACTCATAGCAGTGTTACCATAGGTATCTTCTAAAAATTGTTCAAGATAACTGTCAATATTATCATCATCTTCAATATTATCACGCCATTCTTCAAAATATTCTTTTCTAAACGCTTCATATGGATCAATTCTGTCTATTTCACTGAACAGTTCTTGCTGGTTTTTATAATCACGACCATAACGCTTGTCAATAAAGTCTTGTATGCGGTCGCCTGCCCATGTGTCCCATAGTGGTCCATCCAAATACTCATACCATGCTTCACGGATTAAATCAATCGCACGATTTACTTCACGACGACTATTGTGATCGCCAGCGAAGAACTGCATAACATCTTGCGACAATGCACCAAAACTTGCGGTAGAAACACGCTCATCTTGGTCATAATCTGGTTCGGATTCAAAATCCTCATATGGATCATAATCTTCATCATCTTCTTCGTCAAGATTAGTGACGATAAGTTCAAACTCTAAACCTGCTTTTGCATTTGGAATCTTTGCCACCGCCGCACGAAGGGCTGCTGGACTCATGTTTACTTCGTTTAGGATTTCTTCAAGGATCAGGTCTTTGTTGTTTTTCATTTATATATTTACCTGTTTATTGTAGCCATGGACCAGAAGCAGGTTGGTCAAGCACGATTGGTGGTATGCTATGATCATCTGGCTCTAAGTATAAACTTTTAGCATCAAAGGTGCTTGAAAGACGAACTGCATAAGATTTTGCCCAAGCATATGCTTCACTTGGCGTAGCAAAGCGTTTTGGGTCAGAGAGATTAGAACCATATGGTGGGTCGCCAAGCCATACTCTATAAATCTTTGTGCTAGCAACAAATGCTGCTCTTGCTGCTGCATCTGCCTTATCGGTCTGACGCTTCTGTAAACGCATCTTCAACACATTTTGGTCAATTAAACCACTGGCATACATAGCAAAGTTTGACAGTTGGTCATCATCTCGTGGAATATTTTTAGCAATCACTTTATAAAGTTTCTTGGCATATTCTTCACGATATGCTTGTGGATCAGCAGCAATTGCCATTACCTGAACATAACGCAGCACAGTATTCTTGATATCGTCTATGTGTTCCATAAAGTTTCCGCCAGCACTGCGGAACTCAATATAATTAGATTTAAGATAAACGGATACATACTTGTTGCCGCCATTCATCGTGCGATTGACAATTGCTTGTGCTGTTCTTGCTAAATCTTTACGCAATAATTTAGCATAATCTTCTGGTCGCACATTACTACTGCGTGATTTAAATAGTTTTTGAACTGCACCAAGACTGCTCTTGGTATATTCATTGCTGCCACGATCAAATAGGTCTAACACATATTGATCACCAAGCAACATTACTACTTTAAGTGGGTCAATTTTTGATTGTAGTTCTTCTGGTAGGCTAACACCAACATGGAATCCAGTTGATTCATTGCCATAATATCCGTTTTGACCTGCCCATTGGAAGAACTTATCAAGTGCCGCCATGCCTTGTTGTAGCGGCATAGGCGGTGATATAAGTTCAATACCGTTATCATCACCACTAATACTGCTATCAGGCTCAAGAATCCAACTAGTGCCATCACGCTTTATGCCATGATATCCACCGCCATACTTTACATTTGCTCCAATCACTGCCTTCCAACTAACGGCAAGTTCTTTTACGGTTATCGCAGTAGAGTCTTGTGGTGGGGTTCCTTTTAGGTATGGGTAAAATACATAATCATTTTGTGGTTGTCCCCATCTCATAAACCAATCACTTATGTTTTTAATATTATATCTTTTAAGATAAGCCTTCCATAACTCTTCATATTCTTGTGGTGTTGAATCTTCTAGCATCTTTTCAATAAAGATTGTGCGAGCGTCCCAAACAACACTATATCTATCGGAATCATTTGGGTTATCTATGATTGCTTGTTTTATTTCTTTTTTAGTTAACATCCACGCAGTATTCTTGTCAATGTAATTAGCAATCCATTTTAAATTTTCTGGTTTAACTATTTCAGTTGATACATCTTTATTCTTTTCCACATATGCGATAAAATTTTTGTTTATATCACGAAGTTCAACACGAATATTGCCAACATCCTCAGAATCAAGCATATCGCTTTTACTTGCCCATGCTGCTACTTGTATAGCCCAATCTTTTTCAGTTGGAAATGGAGCGTCCTTACTCAAATCCCAATTGCTTGGGTCTCTGCGAAACTCATACTGCACACGGCTTACACCACCATAGTCTGCATCTTCATCTTCGTAATCCAAACCTGGCACCAGCATTTCTGCTTCAAAACCAATAGTCATTGCCTGTGCTTGTGGAGTAGCAGCAAACTTTGATAGAGCCGATGGACTCATGTTTACTTCATCAAGGTCATCAACATACGCTAATTTACTGTTGCCAGTATCTGGCTGTATCCAACGGTCCCATGGAAAAGTGGCTACCTGACGGTCAGGATAATCATTACCGCCGCCTACTGTGCCAATAATGCTGCCAGCGTGTTCGCCAACAGAACTTGGTCCAAGTAAGCGCATAAACTTTGTTTTTTCTTGTGGCATGGTAAAATCATAACTTGAAGTTGCATTTCCTCTATTGCCATAATAAACATCTACGGCAATATTTGGTCTTGATAGTGCAGATGCTGCATATACTCTGTATAATTTTTTAAGACCACTTGATGTTCCTTCTAGAAAAAATGTATTGGGAAGATTTACAAAACGAACATATCCTTGGGTAAATGCTTCTTCATATCCATCAATGTCATTACTATAAAGCCACGACAGATGTTCTTCCTTCTCAACATAAACAACTTTGCGGTTAGGCAAAATCCAACCATGTGTTTCATTTGGATCAAGTGCTTCTTCAACACTTTCTTTTTTAGCACTATCGGCACGGATTTTAGCAATTGCTCGTTGTGCATCATTGTCGCTTTTAAGTGGTTGTTGTGCTTCTGCATCCCACTTCTTGTGCAAGAATGTTAGTAAATCTTTTACATTATTGGCACCAATTTTGCGCATTGCTGCGATAATTTTAGTAGCCTCTGGATAACCACTACTACCAGGTTTACGAGCATTTGAAATTTCATTACGCAGTCCAAGATCATCACTAAACTGACCACCGTTCCAGTATGTTAAACCATAGCGAAGTTCATTTGCCTTCTTTGATAACTCACTGCGGTTTTTCTTGAATATCAGTTCTAACCATGGTCTTAACATTCGCTTGCCAAAATTACTGCTGCTGATATAACCTGTTTTCTTCTGACCACGCAGTAAATCTTGAGCACCACTTACTGGTACTGCTTGCTTAGTATTTTGTAATCTCCAAGCATTTTCATCACTATAAAGATAGGTTGGCAAGCCACGCTTCTTGGCAAGAATCATCAACTGACGAGTATTTGGACTAGCATATTCACCCTTTTCTTTTAACAAGATATGAATAGCAGTAATAGCATCTGCTGACATAGATGGCTCACGAGAGAATACACGGTCTTCGCTTTCGCTATGACGGTCTCCTCTATACATTCCTGCCCAATAATCAATTGCCTTCACAGGATAACGACGATTAAACCAATTGCCATCAAGGTTAAACATAACGCCAGTGTCGCCAACTATTTGATGATATCCGCCTGCCTTACTGCGTGTTGTAGATAGGAAATACTCATAACCTTTTGGTGCATACTGATCTTCTACCGAACCAGTAGAAATGCTCAACATAAACTGATTGTTCTTAAGAATGTTTAGTGCTGCACCCAAACTACCTGTATAGTGGAACAACACTGGTGATGCTGCCTCATCAAGTTCTAATTTTTTTACACCCGTTAATGATTTTAATTGGTCTGGTGTAAGCGTTCTATGCCAACCAAATCTTTTATCAAAATCAATTATAGCAGCGTCTCGTGCTTCTTCATCACTTTTGCCAGCAAGTTGATATTTTTTAATTAATGATTTGAAGATTTCACTTTTATCACTGTCTTCTTCTAAATCTTTACGATGACTGCGCTTATAATATGAACACCAACCATTTGCCGCAATCTTGCCACTAACAGCCGAACAACCGTGTGGTGGTCGCCACATAGTGCAATGATCACAGCGTTGACCATTGCGAGGCATTGCCTGATACTTTGCCTCGGCTTTGGTTGATTTTTCTGCGGCTTCGCTTACGCTTTCTTGTTTTTGGTTTGCTCTATTAAGATAATATTGTCGTAATTCTAAATCTTTCTTTGTAGGTTTTCTGATTAAATTCAAATGTTCATCTACTGGAACAACAATAATTTTTAAAGGTTTTAATTCTTCAATATCTGGTCTGCTATAATATTCGCCATCGGCAGAACCACGCATAAAAATATCTTTACCTTCTGCATCTTTTGTTGGCAACATATGCAAATACATACTTTGCCCATGTCTTATTTTACCACTAAACAAAACTCCTTGGATTGGTTCGCCAGGTGTGTGAAAAGTAGCAACATCACTATTAGGTTCTGTCATACCCATTAAAATAGCAAAATTTTTATTATCAGTAGCATAGATAGCATTTTTATTACTACCTGTTGCACCACCAGTATCAACTGCTTGTCTTGGGCTTAATACAGGAATTTTATTTCTTGAACCATGCCATAGATATTCAGGTTGCGTTCCATCTGCTGCTTCATTGACTTTGTTTTTGCTAATTTCTTCAATATCACTATCAGGAACTAATCGTGCAGGTATACTATCTTTTTTAAGTGTTTTATAAGCCCAGAATCTATGATGTCCATCTAATACTTGATAACCACTCTTATATTTTCGAACTAAAATAGGTGGTATATTTTCATTCTTCTCTAGACCATCTATAATTTTCGCAACATTTGCTTGGGCTTTTGGTAATTTCATCTTATCATCGGGTTCAAACCCAACAAGTTTGTTTGTAGGAATATTGATGATCGGTAATGCATCAAAGCCACTATCATCTACTTCTGCACCAAAATAATCTGGATCAGTATAAAGTGTTACTTTGCCTTCGCTTACACTTTCTTGTTGGTATGATGGTTGTGTTTGTGCGTTAGTAGCATTTACTGCGGCAACAAGTAGCGTATTGCCAGCCTCTACTGCATTTTTTAATGCCGCATTACGAGATGTTTCAATCTTACTTTCATCAGCATCATCAAACTTTGATGGATCACGAACATCTACTGTTGGATTAGTAAGTAATTGTCCATTCTTATCTTTATAAGCATTCTTGTCAGCATTCCATAATTTTATAATTTCATTATTGACTGCTACACGGTCTTTTAAGAACTGTAACTTTCCTTTTTCGCCAGGATTGGGTGCAGGATCAAGTCCTGACTGTTCCAGTTGTTGTAGAAACTTGCTTTGATTTTGTGGATAAGCATCCATATGTTGAACTAGCAACCAAGCCGCATATGGTGCCGCAGGATAACTTCCCTTACCATCCGCACCTTTGTCAGCAAGGATGGCATCCATATTTTTGGTAATATATTGCCAAGCCTTATTCTGCAGTGACAACCGCTGTGTTGGGTTTTTAATTTTTTGGTCTTGATCCATCCAAGCATTCAACTGATTACGAACAGAATTGTTGCTGCTATCTGGTTGATCAGTATCTTCGTTTGCCAAGTCAGGTGCAACCATATAACTGTTCTTGGAACCTGGTGGGAACTCAAAGCGTTGCGCACCCTTCTCACGAGCAGCAGCACGAGCCTTCTTAAACTGTAGAGTCCACCAACGACGATTAGTATAATCCTTATTGCCCATATAGGCTTTTGGATCAGCAATGCGCAACTCTGCCCATTGGTCTGGTGTTAGGTCTTCGTCTAATTCATACTTTGGTAAACCGTATAGGTCAAGATCAACTCCGTGCGTAGAACCATAATAGGTATTGTCTATGTTTGGTTTATACGGTGCTCTACCACGCTTTACAAGTTTAGGATTATCGCCCCAATCGCCACCAATACCTGGCGCTTCGGTAACGATACCCATTGCCTTCAACATAGCACGAGCAACTACACGGTCTTTTTCTTTTTCTACTTCTGGCAACTGACCATAAGTTTGTTGGGCAAGTGCATAACGCTTCTTTTTCTTATCGGGAATTGTAGGCGCATCTAACTGCAACTTGCCCATATAATCAGCCATTGCGGTCTTGTTCCAACCATCGTGGATAGCGTTGGCAATTGCATCTACATCGGTAATACCACTATCAATCATACGCTTGGCAGCGGTTGCACTTTCAATATTTGCTAACCAACCAAAGTTAGCACCTGGTGTAGATAACCCATAATGATATGCATCGTCCAACGCCTTATCGCTAATGTGTGCAAGTTGTTCTACTGATAGGTTTTTGGCAATAACACTCTCGGTAATAACACTTTCTTCCATACTTTCACCAAGACCCATGCCAATGCGAACAGTTTGAAATAGGTTCTTGCCATCTACCATAATGTTTGGCTTTACTCTTGTAGCACGTTCAAATGCTTCTGGATCATTATCTGTAACTGCTTTGCGAGCATTGGTAGCACTTGTTAAACGTGGACTTTCCATGAATGAAAATGGTTCAAACTTATACATGCCGTGACTGCTTTCTACGCCATTGTATCTCTCCAACACTGGACGCATACTTGCCATATCATCTTCACCAGCAACAAAGGTAGCCGAACGAAACCCTTTATTATACAAATATACTGCTGCTTGAAGAAATGTTTTAATACTAGGGTCTTCAACAAGATGACCTTGCACTTGTGGATATAAAGTTTTAACCCACTTTAACTTTTGATCATATGTAAGCGGATTCTTTTTTGCATCTTGGCTTTTACTTAAAAATAACGCCCAACTGCCTTTCTTTGCCACGCTAGCAAGAGTATTGATTACACCTTCGTGACCATAATGTGGAGGATTTAATCTCCCAAATGCAAATGCAACATGAGGATTTGGTGCTTCATTGAAGATGGTGCGGTGGCTTAAGGTCATTATACAATCCAGATAAAATATTTATCTGTATACTGGAGTGTGGTTAATTTGGTGTCCAACGATGGCGAGGCACAAGTTTAATATTAGGTTCGCCATAGTTGACATAACCTTCACCACCCTTTTGACCCTTAGTAGTTTGTTGGATATCGCCACCTTCGCTATCCAACTGATCAATAATTTGATTCTTAACGCTGCGTAGATTTTCTAGCACCGCAAAGGTTGCAATAAAACCTTTTTGATTTTGCGCAATCCAATCCGTAATCTTCTGTTGCATCGGCGCACTTTGTTTGCTACCGCTACTTAACCAATTAGTAAACTCACTTGCAAGATCAGCGGTTCTGCCACTCTTTGCCATTTGGTTATTAAAGTTATATAGAACACCTTTGAAACCTGCCATTTTCATTGCCGCAAGTCGTTCATCATTTAAGAAATTATCAATAGCAGTTTTATTAGCTACAACATACTTTTGTAGGTCTTGTAGTTTCTTTGTGTCAATTTTAACAGGTTGACTTGCGTAACGTGGACCTAACACAATTAATCCTTGTGTCTTGTTAAATGCGGTAAAATCATCAATAGGTTGTTGTTGATCGTCACCCATGCCAAACTGTGGAAAGAAAGCATGTCCTACTACTGCTGCTGTTGCTTTCGAAATACGTTGTCCAAGTTCAGTGGTTACAGGAACACTATATGTTACATTGTTTGGTGTAAATGTGTATGAATTATTTTCTAGTGGCGGACGGCGCATAAACAATAAATCACCGTATACATAACCACGAAATTCTTGCGGCGTTGCTGCCTCAAATAACGCCCATAGACTGGCATATTCATTGGCAAAACGCATACGCTCATCTTCTTTATCAGGTGCTACATTGCCAGTGCTCATAATAAACTTTACAAGTTCTGCTGGTGAACGACTCTTGCCACTTTCATTTGGTTTTAACCAACCATTGTGACCAACCATGATGAACTTGCCATCAGGTTCACGACCCCAATATACTTGTGGCTTACCGTCCCATTTCCATCTTACCATTTGTGGATTACTTGCAAGAGTTGAGAGACGAGAAATGGCATTTTGCGCACCGCTGCTGCCATTAATCAATACTAAATCTTCTACGTGTTGGAAAGCACGTCCAACCTTTGGTGCTTCGTTTATTATCTGATTTATGAACATCAAATATTTATAGGTTTTCTAAGAACCACATATATGTAGGAACAGAGAACTTCAAACGATACTCGCCATTCCAACCGATATTTACATATTTGTCAGGGAGAGGTGTTTCATCAAATACAACAGAACCATCAATTGTATCAATTTGACGATGGTAATCACCTAATGAATAAAATAGATAGTCTAATTCTATTTCGTCTATTTCAATCTGCTTAATGTTTAACAATTGGTCAGCAAGTATATTGTTGTTTTCGTCAACAGGCGTATGTTTATTTTGTTTGTCTTGTAATCTAATTTTGATTACGTGGTTGCCTTCTGGTAATTCAGAAGAAAAGGTGATGATTTTCTCCTCACCATTTTCTTCTTTTTCAACGACAACACCACTATCTATTAATTCATCATTTAATAGAACTTCGTATTTGGGCGGATCATTGTGCCAGACACTGTCTAGCACAATCTTAAATTCTACTAATTCAGTGTCTAGCACATTGTCCATAGGGTTAACCTTTTTTCTTACCCAACTTCAATTTAATTGGCTGCGGTGCTCCGCTTGGTGGCGTTGGGGCAGCAGCAGATTGTTGTGGATCAAGATGATGTGGACCACCATTTGAAACTTGGTTTGTCAAGACCTGTTTAAGTTCTTCGACATTACCTTCATACTTGTGATAACCAGTATGGTCAAGTTTAATGCCTGTATCAGCAAAAATCTTACCGCCAGCCATGCGCCATAGATAGCAGAATGTCCAATCTTCGGATAGGTAGTTATCATCCTTATCAATCATGGTATCAAAGAGACCATACATAAGTGGCTCATACTGCGCACCGATACCGATATTATCACGATACTTTAATTCAGGATGAAGTTTAATGAGTTGTTCAATCACGCCACGCTTTACCATCATAAAGCCTGTGCCAAGTGTGCTAACTTCAACCAAATCACCCATAGTAACTGGATTTGGTACCGTGTTAATAACATAACGAATTGGAATACGTTTCATTGGATAAACGCCACCAACAACATCTTGGTTGGCAAGTAATAGACGAATGATTGCCTCTGGATCAAATCCAAGGTCAACGTCAATAAACATTAAGTGTGTTGCTGCTTGGTTAAACAAGAACTTTGCAACAAGGTTATTACGACCACGAGTAATAAGTGATTCGTTAACCATTGTATCGATACTGTAGTTGAGTCCCATTTTACCGGCAATGATACCAAACTTGATCATTGCAATAAAGGTTGCTTCATTACATAGACCACCATACATTGGTAGACAAAAATGAATATGTTGCTTGCGTAGGAATTCTAATGCCTCTGGTGGTAGACCAAAGTCCATAGGTGCTTGTTGTTGATTGATTTCTTCTGTCATTGACTCTTTCCGTTAAGTGTAGATATTATTATATATCTACAGTAAAGAGTGTAACAGAATTTTTATGTATTGTAAAGAACTTGATTGATATTGCCGCCAGAAAAATTAGTAATATGAGCACGGCACCATACAAAATTGCCAGTAAAGTTATAAAATGTAGTTCCGCTGACAGGAGTTGTGCCATTACCAATGCTAGTACTATCTATGTCAAACCAATCTACTTCTGCAGGATCAGTAGCAAGTGTAGCCTGAAATTTTAACACACCAACAAATGCGGTAAGTTTATAACTTACGGTGTGTAGACCATCCGTATAACCATAGTATCCATTGCCCTTGAACTTGTTACTGCTCCAAGTGGTACTAGTACCATCATAAGGAGGGTAAGCCTGTCCAAAACTAATTGCACTTAATACTACGGTTGGGATACTAGCCATTATTTTCCACTTCTACTAAACACTTGTCGCCAGCGAGTTCTTGAATAACTGCAACCAACTGGTCTACTGTATCCTGATCTAGTTTTGTGTCAGCAGTTTTATTGTCTGCAACTAGTTGTGATACTTTAATTGTAATTGATTCTTCAAATAGATGTGCCATTGATATTCTCCAAAGTATTTATTCTAGGTTTGCGTCCACGCTTTTTGCCACCACCACGGTTAGCACCATTTGCTTTAATATCATAAGCAAGACCAAGACGTGTAGGTTCCATACCATCAATCTCATCAATCTTATCAATAGGAACACTAAACTTGCGACCACTGCGATGTGAAGAAATAAACTTCATTGTGCCTTCATCGCTGACAATTCTATCTACATTAAGGAATAGCAGCTTTTCCGTTGGCATACCACCAAAGGCTGCTACAGGACAACGTGCTAGAATACGAGTCTTGCTATTCACGACACCACGATTGATAAGGGCTGTTGCTAATTCAATATTCATTACGCTTTACTCTCTTTCTTTACTAACTTATAGACTTTTTTAATTCCATCTTGAAATAACATATACAACAGTGGAATATTGTCTGCACTTCTGCAGAATACACGAACACTACCATAATAATAATGATTATCAAGTCCTATCATAGCACGAGAACACCAACGGTCTAATTCAAATGATATTGACAAATCATCTTTGTTGTTTTTAACAAACTCATACAATTCAAGCAAGTTTTGTCTTTGTGATTGTTTGCTACTACCTTGTCCACCACCTATCCAACCCCAATAAGTTTCAAAGTCAACTTGATAAGGAATATCTGGATTATACTTTATCTCACTTACCAGTTTAACATCGACAGCAATATTGTCAAGGTTTTTTATCGCTGAAATATACTGATCATTGCTTGTGGTAAATCCTTTGACTGCGGCAAGCAGTGATGGATCATCAAGAATTGCATCAAGTGCTGTCGTGCTATTGGTAAAGAAACGCAAGTATGATTCTTTACGAAGCCGACAGTCTGGATCAAGGGTTTTTAAAACTTTTCGCATATTTTCACGGATATCCCAATCTCTTGGAATTGCTAATTCTACACGAAAGTGATACTTGCCATACCACAGTTTGTTTTCGGTATTTACACGCCACTTAAACAAATGGTCTCTAAACCGATCACGGTATTCAATCAGCGTTAGTTCTGCTATCTCGGTCATCTTGCGCTACCAATTCCAACTTGTCAACATTTAGGTCTACCTTAATACTAGCATGATTTTCTGTCTTGTCAAACAGTATTTTCTTTGCTAGCGGAACTTTAATATGTTCGTGAATTGTGCGATGCATTGGTCTGGCACCAAGACTTGGAGTATAACCCGTTTTGCATAACCAATTCCACGCAGAATCAGTAAGTGATACTGATGTATTCTTTAGGGCAAGTTGTTCATTAAGTTCACGAATGAACTTCTCTGCAACCTTACGAATAGTAGCCGTATCAAGTTTGTTGAATGTAACAATCGCATCAACACGATTGCGGAACTCTGGACGGAAGTATTCTTTAACAGCAGCATCAACTGCGTCTACATTTGTTCCGCCACCAAAACCAATAACATTGCGTTCGCTATCAGCAGCACCCAAATTACTGGTCATAATAAGGATACTTTGGCGACAATCTGCTCGCTTGCCATTGGTTCCAGTGATGAAACCTTCGTCCATTACTTGCAGCAACACCTGTGAAACATCAGGATGTGCCTTTTCAATCTCGTCAAAGAGAATGATGCAGTGTGGGTTCTTGGCGATCTCACTGATGAGCAAGCCACCAGCAAGGTTAGCATCTTCATATCCAACATAGCCAGGCGGCGCACCGATAAGGCGTGAGATAGAATGACGCTCTTGATATTCACTCATATCAAAGCGCAGCAGTTTCATGCTTAAACGATCTGCTAATTGCTTTGCAAGTTCTGTTTTACCTGTGCCAGTAGGTCCAAGGAACAGGAATGAACCAACAGGCTTATTATCAGCCTTTAGACCAGCCTGTGATACCCATACACGGTCTAACACCTTGTCAACTGCGGTATCTTGGTTATATACAACTGCCTTGATCTCGGCACCAATATTAGGCATAATCTTTTGTGTGTTCTCTGCACCTAACTGTGCTTCTGGAATACCAGTGATACGAGAAAGTTCACGACGAATTTGTGCAACATCAATAGTGCGTGAGCCACGTGCCTTGGTGCGGCGTAATGCTGCGGCACTATCAATAAGGTCAATAGCCTTATCTGGCAGTTTCTTGTCTGCCTGATAACGAGCACTCAATTCTACTGCTTCACTAATAGCAGCATCGGTAATCTTAACATTGTGGAAGGTTTCATAACTTTCTTTAATGCCAAGAAGAATAGTTTTACAATCCGCAATGCTTGGTTCATCAATAGCAACACGGTTGAAACGACGCATAAGCGCACGGTCTTTTTCAAACTGCTGAGTATATTCTTCCCAAGTAGTGGATGCAATAACCTTAAAGTCACCACGAGCAAGTGCTGGCTTCAACATATTAGAGAAATCTACCGCACTGTTGCTGCCACTGCCAGCACCACGCATCTGATGTGCTTCGTCAATAAACAAAATGATATTGCCAAGTTCAGTAGCTGCCGAAATAATCTCTTGTAACTTTTCTTCAAAGTCACCACGATACTTTGTGCCAGCCAATAGTGAACCAATGTTTAGACTATAGACTTCATGGTCTTTAAGGAACTTTGGAACATCACCATTAACAATGTTATATGCAAGACCTTCGGCAATAGCAGTCTTACCCACGCCAGAATCACCTACAAGCAACACATTGCACTTATTCTTACGAGCAAGAATTTGTGTCATATCAGCAAGTTCAGTGGTGCGACCAATTACTGCTTCAATTTTGCCATTGCGAACCATTTCATTTAGGTTAGTGCAATGTTCTTCAAGCGCATTGGCAGCTTGCCCAATTGATTTCTTACCCTTTTCTTTATTATATGCTGTAATAACCTTTTCAGGTTCTACTCCATATTTCTTAAGATAATATGCTGCGTGACTATGTGCTTCTTTAGTAATTGAAAGATAAAGATCACTGATATGAATAGTTTGGCGACCAAGTAGAATTACTTGCGTAAACGCACGGTTAAAGACTCGCTCAAGACTTTGGGTTTTCTTTGGTTCACTGTCTGAATTGCTTTGTGGATAATTGTCAAAGATATAATCTTCTAACTCTTTAACAAGATTTTCTACATCCACGCCCGTAGATTGTAATACACGCATGAATCCTTTCTCATGCAGCATAGAATACAGTAGATGTTCTACTGTAAAGTATTGATGTTGGTTTTCAGCAGCAAATTGCTTGGCTACTTTAACAATTTTTTCAAGGTCGTTATTGCTATTAAACTGTGTCATAATACTAATATAGCACCTTTTCTATTTAAGTCAAGTGTTTATTGGTTTAATCTTTTGTATTTCTGTAATTAAATCAAGTTGTTGTGCGGTAAGTGCAGATGGAATTAGAACACTAATCTTTGCAATATACTTGCCACGAGTTCCGTTCTGTCTAGGAAACCCTTCGTCCGTTATACCGAACTGACTTTGATGCTGTGTTCCACGTGGAATGTTAAGTTCTATTGATTTGCCGCTTGGTAAGGAGATAGGTATATTGCATCCCATTATTGCCTGAAAACAATCAATAGTAATATCTTCTATAATATTTTCTCCATTGCGGAAAAAACGATTATGCCCCTGAACATTAATTTGAACTTCTAAGTTACCACGGGGAATAGCAGTATTTGAATCATCACCACGACCAGCAATCGTGAATACATTGCCATTTTCAACACCAGCAGGAATCTGTAATTGTAATGTATCAATGCTATTTGCGGTTCTAAATTCAATAACTTTTGTTTGTGGATTAAGTGTTTCTAAGAAATTTAAATCAATGTTTACACGAATATTACGATTTCTTGCAGGTTGACGAACATTAAATCCAAATTGATTAAAGAACTGTTCATGGAAAGCAGACATTGGGTCCGCTCCGCCACCAAAGTTAAAGTGAAACTCACGATGTTGGGCTTGAGCATATGGATTGTGATTAAATTGTGGTTGTGGGTTTCTTAAAGTATGGTCATAGTGTGCACGAGAGTTTGGATCACTTAGTGTGCTATATGCTTCATTAATCTGTTGAAACTTTGCCTGATCACCGCCCATATCAGGATGATGTTGCTTAGCAAGGCTTCTAAATGCCGCTTTTAATTCTTCGGGGCTAGCCGTTTCTGCTACACCAAGTGTTTGATAATGACTCATATGGTAATTATGCCATAATAGAGGTTATCTGTCAAGAATTATCCAACATTGGTAGGCGTAGGTGCTGCTTTGGCTGCTGCTGTTTTTTCTTGTGTTCTGCCATAAGCGGTGATACCAAGAATAGCACCAAATGCAAGATGGATTAGTCCACCATTCTGTAGCGTAAGGCTTTGCCACTGAGCATATTGAACTGTTGTTGAACCAAGATACTTTAAGAATAGTGGCATTGCCATTGTTAACATTGGTGCAATAATAAAGTCAAATGCGCAGATAATCATATAAAGCCATCCCATTGCAGGACGCCAATATGACTTCATCCAATGTTCGCTTTCTTTATCTTTTTTCTTAGTTTCTTCTTTGGCTACAAGTTCACGCTCATAGCGAATCTCATCTTCTTTTTGATCTTCACGACGGTCTTCAATGAGCATCTTGTGAACTTCTTTGCGTTCTTCAAGATGAAACTTCATTTCTTCAAGCATTAACTTGCGAAGTTCTATATCATTTGATTGTGAAACTTGTGGTGCAGCAACTTCAACTGTTGGCGCAGCAGTTTTTAACTGTGCATCTTCTGGACGCTCATCATCTGCCATGCGGCGAGGGCCAATTGGCTCATCATCATCACTTGGTGCTGCCACTGGTGCTTCCTGATTTAGTTGTGCCACTAGTAGAGGCTTGGCTATCGTAGTACTGTTTGTATGCGTTAATTTGTGCTTGATATTGTCTAATGACTTTAACAAGGTTGGCTTGGTTAATTGCCATGTCTTCGTAATCTCTTGGACTAATGGCGAAAAGGCTTTCGCTATGTGCTTTTCCAAATGCCGTGTCAATGTGATCTTCACTTCCTGGTTTTGCTGCTTTATTTACCACGTGCCATTCAACATCGTTCAACTTAACTTGGTCTACGCTTGGCAGCACAAGAGTTGGGCGTTCAACAGTAACAACTGCTGTTGTTCCAGTAGTTTGGCAAGCAGCGAGTAATAGACATAGGGGAATTAATTTAGCAACCTTGAGCATTGGTTATACCTTTATTGATTGTATCTTCAATACAGCGGAATGACTTGGCCGTTGCATCATTCATACGCTTCTTAACTTCGGCTGGTTTTGCAGCAGCAAATGCGCCAAGGTCACGATTATTCTTTGTGAATTTATCTTGAATATCTTGCACTTCATTGCGAGCAGCTTGATAATCATCAAATGTTTTTTGTGAAACCGCTTGCTGTTCTTTTAAATCTGCTTGTGTTTTTTCTAATGTTGCAGTAGTAGTCTTAAGAGCAAAGTCTTTGCTTGCTACTTCCTGATTCAATCTTGCTAGTTCATCCTGTGTATACTTGAAGTAACCTACTACTGCACCGATTATTAAAACCACTGCCATTATTTTATAGATTGAAAAACCAAACATTAGACGATCCCACTAAGTCTCTTGATATCACTTATGTCTTTATTTAATTGTTGCGATTCTTTTTTTATTTTGGTAAAATTCTTGATGCTTTCATCATATTTGTCAGCAGTCAATGGAACTACTTTATCAAAATTTTCTTCATTCATTGGCATATAGTCGCCGCTCTTATACCAACGGAATTTCCATTTATCACGTTCAATGCCAGTAAGATGATCTAAGTCTGATAACATTTCACTAATATATTTGAAAATATTTGGACGACGTTGCATTTCAACAAATACAAGGCGATCATTATCGCTAACTTCACCTGTGCTTACATCAGCGTCCAACACAAAATCATAACCATTTTCTAAGAAAGATACAAGGTCATTGGCTGGCATAATATCACGAATTTTAAAACTTAGCGTAACAACATCACTTGCTTGTCCCATTTTACTATTATACTCATCAATATGAATAGTATCACTGACAAGATAGTTAAGGTCACCCATTCTCAAACCTTCATCAATACGATTAGACATTGAGTTCTGGCTCCTGTGCTTGTGGTTGTGGCTGTTGTTGTTCTTTGTTAGTTGTGCCTTGATCAGTTAAACCTTTTTCAATGCTGTTTTGCAAATCAGCTAAATCAACTTCTTCACCAGCAATGTCAACATAACCTTGTTTAATATCACTCATCAATTTCTTTGGTAGCATCATCTCAACGACCCAAATTGGAAAATCTACAAGTTTGCCTTTATGACTGCCTGGACGAATGTCTTGTGGACTGCGTATAGCAATAGGCATCTGAACTTTTTCTTTTTTGTAATTAATCTTTGCACCATATGGTAGAAGACGCTTTGCGGCAGCAGGATCAGGCATACGATCTAGAGGCCACATAAATGTGCACTTTACCCAATAACGAGAGATAATTGGACCTTCTACAAGTTCACCAATACGCCAATTTGGAAACGTATAAAAATCCATGTTATCTAATACACGTTCGAAATCGCAGAGCATAGATACAGCAGCATCGCTCATGTAAATGTTTTTAACTGCTTTAATATTTGCTTTTATATCCATAGCAACACCTTTGAGATATTTATGATTGTAGACCGTGTTCAAAGATTACAACATAATTGTTAAAATACAATCTTAAATAATTATGTGTTACAACCAACACAAGGATATAAAATGCAGAATAAGCGTAGACAGAAGCAAAATCAAAACATGAACTCAAACAATCAGTCCTACAGCAGAAACTACAATAATATAACCCAAATAGAACAGTTTCTACCAGAAAAGAAACGACGAGTTGAAATTATTCCTCGCAATTTAAATCAAGAAAGCTATCTTGAACTACTACTAAATCCAGATGTCTCTATCGTAATCGCAAGCGGTCCAGCAGGTACTGGTAAAACACTATTGGCAATGCAAGCTGCAATAAAAGCACTTAAAGAGCGTGAGATTGAAAAAATAATCCTCACACGTCCAGCAGTGGGAGTAGAAGGTGAGAAGCATGGTTTTCTACCAGGCGATCTAAACCAAAAGATGGAACCTTGGACAAAGCCACTATTTGATGTATTGCATGAATATTATTCAATACGTGAAACAATGCAAATGGTAGATAATCAAGTAATTGAAATTTGTCCACTTGCTTTTATGCGTGGTCGAACATTCAAGAGCAGTATGATTATTGCTGATGAAATGCAAAATGCAACACCTAATCAAATGAAGATGTTGTTGACTCGTATTGGTGAAGGCAGTAAAATTGTAGTTACTGGCGATATTCGTCAAACTGATAGAACAGAGGGCGAAAATGGATTGTTAGACTTCAATCGTCTAATGGATCGTTTTCGTGACAGTGAGCATGTTGGCTGCATTGAATTCAACGGCGGTGACATTGAACGTCATCCTGCAGTTGAAGAAATCCTCAGAATTTATGGAGATATTTAATTAGGTCGGCTTAATATCTTTAACAGTTGCCAATTATTATAGGCTTCTTCAACGGATGGGTTCTCGTGAGTCATATCTTTAACCCAACTGGTTTCACGAACCCATCCGTTGATTTTATTTTCATGTGAAGCAATCATCCATGCTTCTACTAGGTATTGTTCATACCAAGTATCGCACCCATTGTCATCTTTTTGTATACCAAAGAAAGCATTGCCATCCATTATTGCAATTGTTTCTGCAATGGGGCGCAACATGCGTTTTTCTTCCGCAGTAAATTTCTTTTTACGTGTTTTCTTATAGGTGTTATGTATATGACTAAGAATTTCCATTAATTTCCGCTAACTCACACAATGTAGCACTTAGGTTAATTTCAGCATCAGCAACCATAGAATGATTAACTAACCCATTACGAATGATAACGATAGCACGATCTTGTCCTTCGTCCGTTGTAGAAAACAACTCAAGGTTATCATACATCCAACGAAATACTTCTTCAATCTCATCAGCACGAACTTGATTGCATAGTAGTTTACGTGCTTCACGAACCTTGCCACTCTTGAATAAATCAACTGCGGCAATGCGATAATCTGTGCTACTCTGTGCATCGTTAGTTGCTGAACTTAATGATCCGCCGTTGCTTGCACTTTGCAAACTGTTGATGCACTTACGTAAGTCGGGATAGGCTGCAGTTACATAAACATCCAACGTATCCAAATCAAAGTCAACAGCTTCTTCAACAAGAATTGTGGCAGCACGAGCAGTAAACTCGGTCTTATCAAGGCGTTCAATATGAAATCCTTGACAGCGGCTATGCAATGCTGGAATAATCTTATTAGGATAGTTACAGGTCATGATAAACCTAGCACTGCTGCTATAAGTTTCCATCAAACCACGCAGAACTGCCTGTGCACTTGGTGAAAGGTAATCTGCCTCATCAAGCAGCACAATCTTAAACTCACCAAATGGCATAGTAGAAACAAATCCTTCAATCTTATCACGAATGAAGTCTACGCCATTATCACGGGACGCATTGATCTGTAAAACATCGTAGTCATCCACGCCCAAGTCATGGATAAGAACCTTTGCTAAGGTAGTTTTACCTGTGCCTGGTCCGCCACTGAATAGCAAGTGTGGTATAGTTGCATCAGTAATCCACTGACGAACCTGTGCTTCTTGTGCGGCATCACGCCACACATAATCCGTCACGCTATTGGGACGGTATTTCTCAACCCAAAGATAATTTTTTGTCATACGATTATATTAACACTGTGTTAGAGGAATGTCAATTGTTTTAGTAAGTTGGATTAATACCAAAGGTCAAATCTTCCTTTGGCGGCTCATCGCTGCTCATAAGAATATCTTTTGGATCAACAAGACGAACAGTTGTAGTTGTTCCGTCTTCGTCTGTCATATCAAGACCACGTGTCCAACGACCATGTGCAACAAGGATATATTCACCTGGTACAACATCTTCTTGCTTTGGACCAACGGCTACTACTTCTGCCCAACGTGGACGAATGCCTTGTCCTTTTTTATCATCATCAAGAATGATAATACCACCAAGCGTCATGCGCTCACCAAATTCCATGTCTTTGACAAGAACATTGTTTTTAGTTGGTGTAATCTTACGATAGTCTGTATTATAATGTAACGTACTGCTGCGTGGACCAATTGTATTCATATTCTGTTTCTCTGATTTCTCAATTTTTCTGCTAATTCTTGACTACGAGCAAGTGCATCTGCATATCCGCCACTTGATGGGCTTGGAGTAGCTGGCGTTGCTTGTTGAGGATTTTCTTGTGCTTGCTCAATTTGATCAAACCCATTGGAAATTGGATCAGCAAATATATCAGCAACAGCGGCTGCACTTGCTTCATCACTATTTGTATAAACTGGATTATCTGTTAATTGTTGACCTTGTTGAGATTTATACATTTCTGTCATGATTTGATCTCTTGTTTTTACAATTTGTCCACCAGGTCCAAGCAAATCTCCACGTGCATTTTGTCTGGCATTGCCAACGGCAATTGTACGTTCTTGCTGTATTCTCAATGCATTAATATCAAGAAATTTGCCAGTTGCGGTTCTATGAATACTCATTCTTTATTCCTTTTATATATTTAACGCATAAATTCATTGAAGTCTAAATTATTTCGTAAACTGTGTATGCGATGTACCCCAATCAAGTATAACACAAAACTTGCCACACTTGATCCACGACCTACTCCCCATACTACACTATGTTTACGCATCGTGTCAACAAGATATTTTAGGTATTGTAGTAGCGGTAACAATCCACGATCTGCATACTCTATTAGTTCACTGCCAGCACGTTGCAATTCATTTTGATCCGCACACTGTTCTAATACCCATTTGGCGATATCCATATCCACATACTCTTGTGGCATCCACCACACCTGTTGATTTTGGTGATGATATTCTGCTATCGTGCCATTTAGTGTTGTTAGTTTCTGTAGTGGTTTATAATCCCAATACAAACTTTTAATTGCGGAATTATACTTTTCTGGATCAATAACAGCAATGTCATCAATAGGTAGTTGCGGATTTACATATAGCAAATCTGCTAACTCACCATCACTGATTATGCTGCGACCATACTCGTCAAGATTTGTCACCTTTGATAACCTCTGGCTTCCATTTCTTTAGCGGAACAATGTTGCTTTCTGACTTTTTCTTCTTGGGTATTGTAACAGGTTTTTGCTCCCATTGCAATACTTCTGACCATTCATTTTCATCATATACAACTTCAATATCTTTTTTCTTAGGGATTGGAATATCCCATGTAGTTGGCGTTGGTCTAAACCACCATGCAGGTTTTTCCCAATTTTTAAAAGCCATATCAGCCATTACTTCGTCACTAGTTGCAATCTCTTCATCCACATGCAGCGTAAGATCGTCACTTTTATCGCAACTTACACCAATATGTTCCATGGTTACACGCCCTTGTGTGATACTTAAAATTTTATACCAAGTAACCAACCCAATAGCAAAATTGCTTGGTGCGTATGGCATTGTAACAATACGAGAACTAAATTTCTTATGTAGTATGGGAAGTAGTGAATTGCCAATATAAACAAAAATTGCATCCTGATACAATTCTTTTATTAGATAGCGAATACGACCAAATGCAGTAAATGGGTCTTGTTCTTCTTGAGATTGGTCATCAAAATCTATACTAATAGTATAGCTGCATGGTTCAAGTAAATCCTGATAGCAATTTATAGCGGTAAACTCTGCTGTCCAACTAATGTCACTCATCCGATATCCAGACTATCCTTGAAAATTGGGTTCTTTTTAGCAGCATCACTTTCTTCACGATACCGCTTGTTAATTTCTTCTTGATAGGAGTCAACGACGGTACGCACCTGTTGAATCATAACGCTATTGCCCATCTTAGCAAGCCATGCCATCTTCTTATGTAAACCATTTACGGTTTGAAGCAATTCATCAAGTGTTTTGTCACTTAAATCACCCATAAGTGGATGCATTAGAGATCGCCCTGTTTACGGTTTTCACTATGCCAAGCATCAAACTTTCCGCCTGGATAACGTGATTCTAACTTTTTAACATTTTCATTAATTACATCGTTTGGGTCTAACCCAAGTGCGGTACATGCATTCATCCAATACCACATGATATCGCCAAGTTCACGCTTCATATGGAACACGTTTTCTTCATTAAGCGGCTTGCCTTGGAAAAACATCTTCTTGATGATTTCATTAAATTCACCACTTTCCGCACTTAATCCCATGCCAGCAGTCAATAATAGGGATGGTTTAATCTTGGTGCGATCTTCTTGATATTGACTCAATTGGTCAAAACGTTTCTCAAAAGCATATTCATACTTGCTTTCAGCACTTGTAACTTCTAATACAAAGTCTTGATACAGTTTAAGGTCTGTCATGATTTACTCCTACACTAATATAACGTTAGATGCGGGGTTAGTCAATATTAAACTTGTGTGCGGAACCACTTATTAATTGTTGGATTCTTTGGTGAACCAATAAAAGTATATCCAAGATGAGTGTTAACGCTTAATGAAGTAGTATTTCCAAGAATAGTATTGGCACTGGTCAAGAATAGATTGCTAACAGCAACATTAGAACTAATTGTTAGGAACTGCCCATCAACAGGATATGCAGGAAATGCAAGATTAACATTTGCCAATTGCAAACCATTTGTACTATCAAGCACTAGTTTGCTAATAACTGTGACATTGGTTGTGTTTACATTGCTTACACCATTGCTTATGTTTGCATAATAATAATCAGTATTGTTGCGAGGACGTGAAAGTGGGAATACAGTTACAGTAGCGCCAGCGTCATCGCTGATAAATTCATACCAATAATAACCTGTTCCACTTTGACTAAACCCAACACTATTATTGTTTGCATTATAGTCTTGTAGATATTGTGTACCTTGACTAACTGCACTTGGAAGAATCATGCGATGGCTAGTGCTAGTAACATAAAGTTTTAAACGAATACGACCAACTGTTCCTGCTGCAGGAAAGTTAGAGAAAGCAATAGAGATAGTTCCGTTTGTCTGCACTTTATGATAGTGTGCACGGCTGTGATCAAGAGTAACGTTGGTAGAAATAATGCCGTTGTCATATTCTGTTTCACGGAAATCTTGAATCTGTGCACTGCTGAGTAGAGTACCAGCCATATTATTGTTTAAGGTTGTTCCAGTTAGCGCACTCTTTACGATGACTTTGCTTTGCAGGTCATTTACTTCAGTTTGTGCGAAAGCAAAGTTATTCTTGATATTCGTAAAGTTGTCACGAAATCCCTGACTGTCGTTATCAACGCCTGCTACTGGATATGCACCATTGATGTTGTTAGGATTAATATTGCTCATTTAACTGTTTCCATTGCTTATTATATTTATGTCAGATATTTATCTGCTAAAAAATCAATCTTTGATTGTATTTGTGTTATGGCGTAACCTGTCCAATCGGTGCACATAAAATTATTATAATTGTGTTCAAGAATATCTTTGGCTTTGCTATATGTAGTTTCTTGATCCAATTGAGAAAGTATTTTTGCTTGTTGCATTGCCATTGTCCATCTTTGTTCATTGTCGGTTACGAGATCATAACTTTCATCGATAATTCCATCAAATGTTTTAAACCCTAACAATTTTAAATTTTCTAAAAACTTATACCCACTAAATGTAATAAAGATTCTTTTTGCCAATAATGGCTTTGCTGTTTTTTCTGTAATTAAACTATATCGGTTAGAAAATCCAGTTTCTGCTATTATACTGTACGCTGATTCATTATAAATTTCTATAGGCAAAATTTGGCTTAGCGGCATGGACAACCCATTGTAATTGTAGTATTGCTCTGTTCCGCCTGGATTAGTAATATATGGGTTAATTGTTTCTGCTTCCCATTTAAAATTTTTCCAAAAATCTACATATCCAACAACGTCATCTGATGTTTGATATGATACTATGCTATTGTCGAATAAATTTAAATTCTTCAATGAATCATATACAAATGTACGGTGTAATCTATTTCTGCCTAATAAAGCATCATATATTTTATTTTTTGGAAAGTGTGATTGTAGATTTTGCAATTTATGTTGCAATTTTCCATTATAATTTCTATTATAATTTCTGTTAATTGTGTCAAAGAAGAATAACCAATTTATAACATTTTTGCCAATCAATTTATCATTTACAAAACCACTGGTTATCCAAAAAATATTATCTCTATGGCAGTTATCCCATATTTCCCAATGAAAATCATGAATTTCTGTATCAAATGAAAAAACAAAATTGCTGCATTCTGATAATTTGATAATATAATCTGCAAAAAGTTGATTGTCATGAATCATTGGATTATCATAATCAAATGTTCTGCCTTTTGTGAATGATAATTTAACTTTTACATTAGACAAAATAAATTCATTTAAATCGTGACATATCTTGTAATCTTGCCAAAATTTTAATGATGCAATCCAAAAATCAACTACATGATGATCACTATAAATCAATATCATAAAAAATACTTATTGCAATATATTTACATGTGGGTATTTTAAATAACCATCATTATCAAATGGCATTAAGTATTGATCTTCGCCATTAATAAACTGTGTATTGTGTGCATCAAATGTAGTTGGTGATTTAAGTTGGATAGTGCTTACATTTACATATTCATACTTTGGCACAGTTTGGTTTGATATGCCAACATGTGCTGCTGTATATTGAAGAGTTTCGCCAGCTTTTGCACCAAAACGTACAAGAACAACTTGGTTAATGATAATTTCTTGTTGAAAGGTTAGCGTAACTGTTTGGTTTTGAACAGTGATTAGCCATACGCCTGCTCGTTTATTAACTGTTGCACTGCCATTTTGAACTTCGGCATATCCAGGTATAACGGCACCATTCTGATTCCAACCTTGATTGTATAGAAGTGGAAATTTAACAGGATCATAGTTTTCTTGGGTACTAAACACCAATAGTTTATTATTCCAATCGCCGCTATTATCACCATCTAACCCACCAATTGCATTTATTTGGGCAACCGTAGCACCATCAACATGATCAAATGGTATATCTATAGCATAATCAACTGTTGCGCTTGGTGCAATACTTAGAACATAACCTGTGTCAAATGTAGTATATGCTTTTGTAACCCATGAACCAGTTGCTAAATTAAAATTAGCATCTAAGTTATTGTCTAGAATATATCTATCCACAGTAAATGGTATAAGTTTTATATCACTTGGTACACTATTTTTTAATGTGAACAGCACACGTTCACCTGTGCCTGCTTTTACATAAGCAAGAACTGCTGCTGTTTGAAATCCTAGAGTTCTGCCATCGTTTTGAATGCTAGTTTCCCATTGTGGTAGTGTATTTGTATTAGTTTGTCCTACGGCAATAATTAAATCATCGATCATTAAGTCTAAATCATTTGGATAAAGAGTTAATCCATTTTTTGAAACAAAACTTGCATTTGGTATATTCTTTACTACGGCATTATTAACTATACTATATGTTTTAGTATCTTCTATTAGGTCAACATAAATCACATCATAAAGTTCATTGCCGCTAGCATCTTTTGCAGTGGCATAATGATAGTCACCAAAATAAAATTTCTTATTAAAGTGACGAATTTGCATAGCAGTTATATATGTGCTTATTTGGGTTGGAGTTAATCCATATCCAACCAACACTTTCAAATCTTTTTGTATGCCCCAGTATGGATCATTTGGACGATAAATGTCTTCTGCTTTGAAATAATCTGTGTTGCCTAATATAGTATTGAGTATATTTCGCTTAGCAATACTTGGAGTACACCCAACGTAAAGATTGTCATATGAACTATAAGTTACTGTATTAACTTTTAATACAAAAGTTTTTTCACCACCAATTTGGCTATTAACTGTTAAGGTTGATTTTCCTGTATAACTTATAGAGGTGCCAATTGGAATATTCAGATTGACATTAAGATTTGTTATACTTGCAATAGTTGTATTATATGGAATTCCCTGTCCAGTTATAGTTTGACCAACTGTTAAACCTATATTGGTATCAACCGTTATTGTAGATGAACCAGCGGTGAGTGTAGCAGATAAACTAAACCCAGTTCCTTGTGCAACGGCGGTGAAAGTATAAGTTCTATCAATGGTTGTTGGATTGGCATACAATCCATTTGCAACATTAGTAACATCAAATGTTGTTGTGCCTTTATCCAAGCCAAATTCTTGAAAACTTACACGTCCACTAAGTGAACCATCACTGAGTAAGGTTAATCCTTGTGGTATTCTACTGCCACTTTTTAACGTATAATAAAGACTATTTCCGCTTTTTGCTGCTGCATTTACAGATAATTGGCTTACTGTTCCTGCTTCTATACTTCCCAAATCACTATTAGTACTCCATGTAACACCTAATTCAAGAGCACTAAGAATAGTCAGCGTGAACACTCTATATGGGCTTACCACTGTTTGGTCAGCTAAACTATAGACTTGGACAGCAAAGTTAAATGTTTGTGAAATGATAGATTGTGCAGGAACAAAGCCAGTCATCCATCCTGTTTGTGCATCAAGTGTTAATCCAACTGGAAGTGCAAAAGTACTTTGGTTCCACGGTGCAGTATCCCATGGCACAGCATCCCAACCAGTTCCCTGAGTTCCAACTACTGAATAGCCAACACCAACATTATCATAGTCGATGCCATCAAACTTAAATGCAAAGAAGTTTCCGCTTACAAATGTGCTATAATCACCAAGATTTTCTGTTAAAAGTATTGGCAATCGTACATTTGAAGCATCCGCACTAAAGATGTTATTGTCATCAGTGAGTGCAGTGTTATCAGCAGTAATATCACTATGATTGTAAACAATTATGGAATAACTGCGAATATCTACACTTTTTCCATCGCTAACTTGAACAGTAAAATTATATGTTATTTTACCTAAGTTTTCATATACTGGAACCAATGGTCCACTTATTAATCCACTGCTACTTAAACTTGTTCCTTGCGGCAACTCGCCACCTAACAGGCTGTATGTCAATGTATCATTGTTCAAATCAATAGAACTTAACTGTATAGATATAAGAGTTCCATCCAAAAATTCACCAAGCGGTGTATAATTGCTTGTTAAGAATATAGGTGGATAGTTACCTGTTACTGTTAAACTAAAACTACGATCTGTAATCTTACCACTTTGACTAATGGCACGAATTGTAAACGTGCTTGTACGATCTTGGGTTACTGCTTCTGGAACACCATCGATGCTGTAAGTATCTTTGGGATTTCCTGTTACTTGTCCGCTGCTGTCAATCTGCATACCAGCAGGTAATTTACCAGCAATAAGACTATAATTAATATCTTGTCCAAATGGGTCACCAGTTGGATCAATTGCTTGTAGTCCAAGTTCAAAGAATTGTAAGGCTTCAATCTTGCCTAAGTTTCCAGCAGGAGTTATCCATTGAGGATAGCCACTCAAGGCTGCTTCTTCAACTGTTAATAAATCAACATTGCCATAATATGTATTTCCAATAACATATGGAAAAGTTGGAGTTCCGCTGTTATCTGTTGTTGTAAAATAAGCATAAGTGCCACTTGGATAATCAGGAGTAACACAATATCGCCCATTGTGTGTATCTAAATCACCAGCATTTGTAAACTGATAATCTTCTACAAATATACCCATTGGATATGTTGTTGTATTGCTTGCAGTTGAACCAACTCTATAACTACTATTCTTTAATGTATAACCACTTGCCATGCGTTTAACGCCGCTAGCACTGTTGGTTGGATTTACATATCCATATGGTCCATATACTGGATAACCATCCAATGCAAATCCTAATATTTTACTATGACCATCGGTCTGTGTAAGTCCACCATTAAGGTATGGAATAACATCATTATCTGCTAAACCATGAATAGTTTGACTATATGGAGTTCCACCTAGCCCCGTGCTCCAAGAATTAGCAAAACTAAAACTATTGTAATGATATACTCCATTACTGAAAGCAACGCCGCCAGCTAAATCTTCGTGAAAATTATATCCAAGTAACTGTTCTTCGGCATAACTTGCGTTAAAATGAAATCCTGTAGGTCTAGCATAACCTAATGGTTGAGCATTGCCAGCACTTGGATCATACATTGCAACGCCATTTAACCAAAATCCAATAGTACCAACTGGCTTGGTGACAGGCGTTGTGGCTGCAACATTTGTGCCAGCACGATAAATCCAACTACGATTATAATATTGTGGTGTAGGAATATTGGTCTGGTTAATGTTGCCATAACCATGATATGGAAAACCAACAGCAACAAGACTTATACTGTTACCTGTAATTGTCCATGTGCTACTAACATTGACATTTCTTAAAAGTTGAGTATTAGTCGCACGACCATTAAAAGACAACATAAATTATATGCTCCACTAGGATATTTAGTGGATTATCCTACTCGTATCCAACGTGGTCCACCTGGCAATGGTTGTGGTATAGGATTGCCATTATAAGGAGCATATTTTACATAATGCCAACTATAAGGAGTATTTGCACTAATGGTCGTTACGTTTCCACTTACCGAACTATCATTTGCAATAATGTTTAGCGTAGAGATAGTAATATTGCTACCAATGGTAATCTTTGTACCATCACTGACATTGGCATTTGCTGGTAGGTAAATATTTGCAATAGAAACTGTTGCACCGGCTGTATTATCAAGAATAAGTGTAGATATGTTACCATATAACGTTATGCTCTTGGTTGCGTTGTTGGCAAGATTTGCAAAAGTATAACCATTGATAGAAATATAGCCTAATACATAACTTGTGCTACTTACGCCATTTGCTGCGATATTAGCATTGGTATAATAAGTTGGTAAATAATTAGCCACGCTAGTATTACTATATAGACCAGTTAGATATTGTGAGCTACCAACAAAGTATGTTGCATTGACATTGCCGGTTGTATTAACATTGCCAGCATTAATATTGCCACTATATGATGGAAGATACGCAGCAGTAGAAGCATTGCTGTAAAGTCCAGTTAACAAACTGCCATTACCAATAAAGTATGTGCCGCCAACATTACCAGTTGCTACAAGATTGCCAGCGGTTAGGTTGCCAGTATAGTTTGGTAAGTAAGTTCCAATATAAGAACTTGCCTGTGTGTTGCCATACATACCACTTAATGTGCTGCCATTGCCAAAGTAATATGTGCTTGTAACATTTGCAGTTGCACTTAAATTAGCAACAGTTAAGTTACTTGTAACTTTTGCATTGCCAGTAATCTGGAACTTTGTGCTACCATCATCTGTGCCACCGATAACCCAACGACCGCTTGTAATACGACCTGCTTCGTTGGAAGAAAGAGTTCCGTCTGTGTGAAAAACAATGGCTTTGCCAGTTGATGCAGTTCCAAGGGCAATATTGCCATTTGCAACATAGAGATAAGCATCATTTGGATATGTGATAGTATAACTGCTATTGTTATAGTTGTTGGCATTGATACCAAGGTCAACATAGTAAGCACTGTCATTACCATTGTTTGCAGTTGCAACAATATCAGCACTTGTGCTGCTGCCATTACCAATGTTTTGAACGTTAATTTGGGTATAATAATTGCTGTTATCAACAAACTGTGCGGTTAGGTTAGCAGTAGGTACTGTGCCTGGCGGTCCAACAATAATATCATATGATGCTATTAAATTACCAAGAGAATTTATATTGCCACTTACATTAAGATTTCCACCAACGTTTGCTGTTTTACCAATAATAATATTACCAGGTAATGTATTAGTTGCACTTGCATTACCCATAAGGATAGTGCTGGCATTACCAAACATATAAACAGTTGTTGGTGTTGCATTTGAAAGATAAAATGTAGAACTTGTTGTGCGTAGATAACCGCTATTAATCCATAAGTTTGCTTGCGCAACAACATCACCTGTTCCATCGGGATCAAGATTTAAGTTACCATTGGTTCCAATTACAGATGAAATTGTATTTGCAATTACCCAGTTTGCATTGACATTGCCTGTATTGATAGTAAGATATGCGGCAACATTGCTATTGCCATAAGCACTTGGAGTAATACCACTTAAGCCACTTAAGTAATATCCATTTCCTGTCACAAATCCGCTTGTGCTCAAATTGCCAGTGGCATAGATGTTAGAGTTGCTATAAAGGGTATTAATATTTGCGATTGCAATATTTGCACTAACAAGGTTACCAATACTATAAACATTTGGCAGTGTGTTTCCGCTGAAATTTTGTGCATTAATTGCAAGACCAGCAGTAGTTGCATATGTTGCAGTTGCTGCAATAGTTGCTTGGCTAGCGGTTCCTGTTAAACTTCCTACAAATCCATAAGGGCTTGCGGTTACTACGCCACTGAATGTAGCATTATTTCCACTTAAATTAGGAAAATTAGTATTAGGAGCATAAAGATAATTGCTTGAACCAATTACAACGTTACCAGTACCATTTGGCACAATGTTGACATTGCCATTTGTAGTATTGGATACAATAGAATTGCCAAGAATACTTAAATTACTGGTACCAACAGTTACGAAAAGTTGGCTGAAATTATTATTTGTTTTTTGTAAAGCTGTTCTTAGTGGGTCACCTGTTCCATCGTTTGGACTAGCCCCTAAGTTAATAACTTCTTGTACCATTAAAAAAACTCCTGCACGATATTTAGCAGGAGTTTTTCTTATACGCTAATACTTGTTCCGCAACCACAGCTACTTTTAGCCATTGGGTTGCTTACTACCAATTGACTGCTTACAAAATCGCTCTTATAATCAATTTCACTGCCCAACAGATACATTAACCCCGAACCATCTACGATAAGACTCTTGCCCTCGCCTACGCTAATCATTTCATCAAGGTGCGGTGTGCCATTCTGCGCATATAATTCATCATCAGCAGGTTCCCAAAAATATTCAAAACCTGCACAACCACCGCCTTTGAGACCAAATACAAGATATGGTTTATCCATGTCAATAAGGACACGACGAATATGAGTTCTTGCTGCTTCGGTGATAGTTACTGCTTGCATTTACTTAAACCTATAAGTTATACGACCACGAGTTAAATCATATGGAGTTATTTCTACCGACACACGATCATCTTGAATAATCTTGATTTTGTTCTTGCGAATATTGCCGCTTGTATAAGCAAGTATAATATGATTATCTATATCCACACGGAATACTCCGTTAGGTAGAACCTCTACTACCTTGCCTTCCATTGTTATTAGTTCTTCTTTTGCCATTCGTTACTTATATTTAACACTCATAGAGTCGCCGGTATCAGGATCAAACATTGTAAACGCATCCGCATCAGTGGGAGATGCTGGCATTACTGTTCCACTAGTTGTAGATGTAGTGACAGGATTTCTATACATTATGTCTGTTAATTCTGCAATCTGCTCATCAGTCAATGTTACAGTAGGCATATATGGAGTTGTATTCAACCCCCAATTGCCATAGTTTCTGCCTTGTTCATAAGTTTTTGGTGACCAATATGTGCCACGGTCTTTATTGACTGCATCTACTTTAAGTTGGTCTAATTCACGACGCATCTCTTGCAGTTCCCAAAACATTTGTTCAAGTGGACCTCGTGCATTTATATTTTCTACTACTTTGCTCAACACAACAGCTTGCTTGAAAGCATCTAGCACGGTTGGATCACGTGATGTTAAAACTGCGTCCAGTTCTCGCAGTTGTTCTACTAAATTAGTTTTGGCCATTATCAAGCAAATCCTTTCTGCGATAAAGCAGCGTCAAGCCAGGTGCATAATACATATTTTCAGCAATATGCCACGGGTCATTGTTTTGTAAGAAACTATTAAGCCCAAAGATAATGCCAAGTGGCTGAGCATTATTGCCTAATCTAATTGTTGGGTCAGGTTGGTGTGCATGCTTGAAGGTGTTATTAACTACAATATAACGATTTACAAACTGTGCAAACTTACTGCAAATGGTGTTGACATAATTACCTTCGGCAAAACTATCAACAATTAGCATATCACAATCTTCAATTTTTTCTAAATCAAGAATCATTTGATTGTGAAACACAAACTGAACGCCATATTCATTGGCCAGTGTTTGGTAATCATTAATGCCCTCGTGTAGCACATGATCATAAACAGTAATACTCTTTGGCTTGGTACTTAATGCGATGAGAGTAGAAAGCCCATTCCCAAAACCAACAATAGTAATACTATCGACTCTCCGACACCAATCCATGAGACCAAGTAGTTGTGGATTACTGCCAATATTTTCTGCGATGTTTTCATAAATTTCCTGCATGATTATAATTATACCTTGTTATGTTGCTTTGCTAAATTTAGTAGTACTTGATATTGTTCCCATGCTTCCATGACAGTGGGATTTTCTTCACGAATTAGTGCTTCATAAAATGCATTTTCTACAATATCGTGTGCGGCATTTTTGGTAGTCCAGATTTCTTCACGGTCATTATTTGGAAGTGTGTTGATACGCACACGAATCTCTTTGAAGTTTTCGTCCGAGTTTCCAAATGGGCGGCGAGTGACGGTTTTACCACCGTCTGGACTTTCATAAATCCAAGAGGCCATTACGAATTCCTAAAGTTTGGGGAGAGTGGTCAAGATACACACTGCCATTTTCTCGTTCATAGAAGTAAGCATCGCCATCGTTAATGGTTATACTTAAATCGCTATGGAAAATATCATAATCGGTAAATTCACCATTCTCATGATAGACACGGAATACCCATGTTTCACCAATAGGTAATAGTACTCCGCTTACGCCGTTTGCATTCGTTAGTTTCATACTATTAATATACGGATTAATTATATCAATGTCAATTAATAAATGTCTTTTTTATCACGGTTAACACGTGATGTGCGGCTGCGTACTGCACTGCTTAATTGGTCAATCGGTATCTGATTCATTTTATAACCATCATACACACGTTTAATGTATTTTTCAGATGGTTCCCTACCTTTGTCTTTGCTTGGAATCATAACAAAGGTCAAGGCTTTGTATAGTTTGCCTTTATACAGCACTTCAATATAGGCGTGTGAATAATCACGGTTATCGCCTTCAAAGTAATTTAATTCTCGCACACCTTCTGTGCTCATTGCCCATAGTACGCCATAGGTTTTGCCGCCATCTTTTGCCATGATATCGGTATAGTGACGCATTACAAGTTGATAGTTTGGCGCAATAGCACGACCAATGCGCTTAGCATCTGGCACACGTTTTTTTAATTCGGGAATGTTTGTATTATGCCCATAGGCAAAGTATAAAATGCGGTCAGCCATAGAAATATTTATAATAAAAAAGGGGAAGCCGAAACTTCCCCTAATCAGTGTCCATTCGCATGAACTAATATTTAGTCGTTGCCTGGATCGCCCTTGCACTTAGTTTTCTTTGCAGCAGCAACTGCCTTGAAGTCTGTTGTCCATAGTGGCAACTTATCAGTCTTCTTTGCATTTGGTGGAATTGGGAATACAAGACCACTTGCCTTTTCAACATCAGCAACAGTTACCTGAACCTTTGTTAGATCATTGCCTTGACCTTCTGCTTGTGGGAATAGAAACGCAAATGTTTCACCTGTTTGCTTGTCAATGACAATCTTGAATAGGAAGTCAGGGACAATAACCTTGTCAACACCGATTGTCTTGCTCTTGCCAGCAGTATAGATATCGCCAGCATAGATGATTAGCGTATGGTTGCGTGAGAAAGTCCAAGCACCTGTTGAACCTTCAAGCAACTTCCAGATACCACGATTAAGACCTGGCAACTGTGGTGACATATTAGACATTAAGAATGATTCAAACTCAACCTGTACATCCCAACTCTGGTGAGCATCGTTGGCAATATGACCTTGGTCATACCCACTAGCAGCATAGTCGCTAGGTGCAGCACGTTTGTCAGCAGGCAGTGCCACATCAGCAACAAAAGCATTGGTGCGAGCAACACAACCATTTACGTGTTCTGGTGTGATATCCCATGCTGCCCATAGCGGTTCTTTGGCAACATTATCATGCATGATGAAATAACCTTGACGGCATAGTGGCGTAGTGTCATGCTTGGCTGTATCAGTAATCTTACCATATGGCAAGAACGCAGCACAGACGCTATCTGGCTGATTTGGACGTTGGTTCCATGCGTAGGCAAATGATGGGATTAGTAGTGCAAGTAGAATTACTAGAAGTTTCTTCATTGAGAGATTTCCTTTTTAGATAAGGTATTTAGATAAAAAAACACCGCAGAGTTTAATCTACGGTGTTTTCTATCTGCTAGTTAATCCAATAATCTCTAGTTTTCTTTTACTCTACTATCATGCTAGTTATTTTACATGTTATATTTTTAATCTAGTTATTTTCTAAAGTTAGTTTTCAAAGTTAGTTTTTACTACTGTTTATATTTTAAGCTAGTTATAGGTGCCATTCAGAGTGACCCTACATTTTTATTTATCACTCAACATTTGATGCCAATTTTATCTAGCATAGCAACAGCATCATCTACCTTGCCATTCTCAACGTCAACCTCAAGCATGTCAAGATAAATCATCATCATATCACTTTCATCAAGTTCATCCATCCAAGCATACCCATCATTGTGAGTAAGTGGCTGTGTCCAACTGAATTTTAGTGTAGGAAACTTTTTCTTTTCACTCATTTTCACTATCCAATTTGCGTTGATAATCTTCCACTACTTCACGCAGTGGATCAAGCCTAACCAGTGCACGATGACCATTGGGTCTTATATGTAATATAAACTTATCGCCATCTTTCCAACCCATTTGTGCGATGGGAAGGTCTTCATCTAATATAAGCCCAAAAGGATTGATGTCCCAAAAATAACCGTCTGCTAACATCACCAAGCCTCGTAATCAGTTACATCAAGTTTGGCAATTTGTTCGCCACGCTCATCAATGGCAATAGCATCAACCGCTTGACCAATGCCATTGCCATTTGTGACGATAATCTTTACACTCTTGGCGCTCATCATTAAGTCGCTGTCTAGCCAATCTTTAATCTTGGTTAACTCAGCAACAAAAATATGAACGCCCGTCGTGTTTTTCTTTTTAGTCATTACGAGGAAGTTCTGCTACTTCTTTTACAAGAGCAACAAGTTCATCAACTGAACCTACGATGATCTTAGCAGTCTTCCAATCATCTTCACTATCACGACCACCGACTTCAATCATGAAACCGTTGTCATACATATTAATCGTAAAGTTATCGTTAACTTTTACTAACTTATCCTTAATCTTAGTCATTTTCTTTCTTCTCCTTTGTTAATTACTGAAAGGCACACCACAGCGGACCACCGCTCTTGTGTCCATCTGCAAATAGTGTTTCGCCAAATGCTTCTTTTGTTTTGACATTCATTGCCATCTTAAAGCGACTGCCATTTTCTGCAACTTCAACCACCGTTAGCCAAGGTGCTTCAAAGTTTGAAATTGCGCTATAAAACTTTTTATTATCCCACTGGATCATAGTAGTTCCGCCTTGACCTACGACGGTGAAGTGTTCGCCACTTTGGAAATAGCAGGTAAGCGTAGCAGGTTGGTCAGCCAATACAGGTGTAGAAAGCAGCAGAGATGCTGCTAGTAAAATCTTTTTCATTTCTTTTTTTCTTCGGTTGTAAATGCAATATATGGTTGGGGAACAAAAGTTTTGTCAACAGGTACGCCTGCTGCTTTAATAATGTTTTCAAGTTCGGTCATCGCTGGTATTTCTTCTGTTTTCTTTGGTATTGGCAAGGTAGGCATGTCAATTCTATTGGCGAGCGTCTTTACGCTATCGCCCCATGCATACAACTTATTAGCAACAGCGTTCAAGAACCGCACTTGCCATACACGCTTTCTTGTGACAATAGCATTAAGTTTTACTTGCGTTTCTTTAACATGTTTAGCAATCGCTTCACGATCTGCTGCAATTTCTTCTGACGTTGGGTATCTTTTTGGTGGCAATTTTGATGCCTTTGCAATTTTTGCTTTAAGTTCTTCGTCCATGTTCTCAATCCTTCTTACAAACTTGTTTGCCATCTGCGCCCATACGAGGCGTAAGTGAATAGCGATACAGATACTGACAGCCTGTTAAGTGGTCAGTATAAACTTCCATGTGGCTGTTCTCATGCGGACCATCGCTGTCATCACGTGGTTCATACGGCAGTGATGCCTGATAAATTGTTAGCCCAAAGATTGAGGCACAACACAACATAAACAAGTTCCACACATTAAAATACTTCTTCATGACACCACATCCTTCTTTTTGATATTTCCAAACTGATTTTGCAGCACATAGCGTGTGCCAGTTGTTGTATTGAAATTGTCAGGATCATACAGCCTGACCTCTTTTATAATAGTCCATTGGCTGCGTGTGAATAGCAAATCCCATAACCAACGCAACATTACGCCACGCTCCACTCATAATCATCAATGGTCATTACGCTTTCCATACCATCATATTCATCAATGCGATACTGCGTACCAGGTGCCAATTCACGGATGGCAAGTCTAGCACAGCCGTCAGCAGCAGCCTCACCTAACTCTTCCACAACCTGCACAAGAATAGGGTCGGCACGATTTACTTCATAAACATACCAATCATCTGGTTTAGTTTCGCCACGAATTTCCCAATAACGAGCAATTGCCTCTTTGGACAATCCAAATCCACCATAACAAGTATTATACACAATCTTTGTCATAACCCAACCTTATCCGCTCTATCACGATCTATACTCATAATAACACTGCTGCCAATGTCTGTCAAGTTTTTATTTGGTGGAAAGAAGATGAAAGCATTGGGGTCATTTACCTTGGTGCCGTTTAGCCGTATACCACCACTATCTACCAGGCGATTAAACTCACTCTTACTTGTGACAAGTTTAGCATCAACACCAACCTGTGCAAGATTGATGGCACGAGCATATTCTGCCAGTGGAATATAACTCCAATCAGTTAAGATTTCTTCTAATGCTATATTCATTGCCCATTCCTCATTGCCGCTAATACATATTCTTCACTGGTCATATTAGCATAGGCTTGAATAAAACCTAATTTTACCCATCTTGCAAGCAATCGCCGTTCTTTTTCAACTAACGCATCAGTAAAAATTCTAACTTCTGCACGAGGCACAAGACGTGTGCCATCAATAAACCTGAACTGTGGATTATCTGGACCAACACTTATAGTATCGGATTTTTCAGCAACAAACATTATACATTCTCCTCACTGCATTTTGGACACAGCAGTGTGCGTGTCATTTCTTTTATATCTGGACTTTCAAATCTTGAGTATGCATCCCATACTGGTTCTATCTTGTGATAAGAATAATGCCAACCACGCAATTTTTCTTTGCGCTTTTCACTACGCTGTTCAACATTATCAGCAAGGTTATCCCTCTCGCTTTCCTCATGCGAGTGTTCTTCTGTGTGACCACACGCATCACAAGTAAGCGACAAATGATAGGTTCTAACTGTAAAGGTATCTACACCCATTAGTAAGTCTCTACTTCTTTCAACAACCGCTGACAGCGTTTGCGCCAATCATCACGCTGCTGTTGTGCTTTTTCATAACTCAATTCATACGAGTCATTGGCAATAAACCATACCAAATCACGATACTGCTCTAACTTGGCAATCTTTTCACGGATTGCGGCAATTTCTGCTTCCATCATTCAACTCCAAAATATTTCTTTATATCATCACGAATCTTTTGAGCAGTGCCATCAATTGTAGCATGAACATCACACCATTCCATACATTCACGCACAATCAACTGCGCAAACTTTTCAACATCTTCTTGTTCGGCATTGCCATTAATAAAGTAGTGTCTAGGTGTTTCATGATCTACATAGTTCAACAGACCAGAATCTAGCGCAAGTTCTTTAATTCGCTCGTTCATCATCCCAATTTTCCCAACACTCATACTCATCGTCCCAATGACGATTATCATATAATTTAACACTAACATAGAACCACAGTATTGTCAAGTCAAATTCTGGACCAGCATGATTACGCCCAAACCACCAAGTGTCAAGATTGATACTAAAAAATTCATCTAAACCGCTCCAAAATGAAACTTGTATTTCAAAATGTTTATGTCTGGTAATGCGGTAATTTCGTAAAAAAACATTACGAGTAACTACCCAATTTTTAGCAAAAGGATTGCCTATCCGCAAATGAAATCCTATCATTATGACCACCGCATTACAAAATGTGTTAAATCTTCTGCTCGCTTAAACTTAAAAACAAACACTGTTGGCTCTAAACTTATAAGTGTAACATTATTTGCTACAATATCGTTGGCTTCCGACCATGATGTTTTTTCAGGATTGTCAATGTTTTCTGCAACCCATTGTCGTATTTCAAGATATAATTCTTTAATAGTAGATACGTGAGCGCCTTCAACAATTGTAACATTCGCCTGATGTTTATATCTGTAATTGATATATTTGGAAAGCACCCACGATTTGCAGTCTTTTAATCTGCTACGCCAATTACCCTCATGAATATCAAATCCTACTGCAATCATGGCACACACACCGTAGCATGCGACCATGATTGCAGCAGTTGCGATAACCCAATACGGTATTTCAATTACCAACATTAGGCATCGCCCTCAAAGTGATAAGTCCAACGGAATGAACCCCATAGTGAACGGGCTTCATCTACTTTGGTTTGGCTACCAAGATGCTTGTGGATCAAGTCCAACACCATCTTGCGAGTATCCTTACCATCAAACTTACCAAACACAATGCCAGGTGCGAACTGGTCTTGTGCCTTGATAGTAGGCATCCACTCTAACGCATAACGCTTACGGTCAAGACCATGAGCCGTAACCGTGTCAAAATAGTGATCATATGACTTCACGGTTTGGTTTACACCAATCCAGAAATCAGTTTCAAAATCTTCAACACGCTTACGGTCATCATCCAACATGAACGCTTTTGCGTCATCCATCTTTTCTTCAACAAGAAGTTCAATGATGTTCTTCTCGTGAAGCAGATTGTCTTTGGTCTTATGGATACGCAGGTACCAATCGCCCTTGACTTTTAGCATGTGACCATCGTTAAAGCGAATGATATAACCTTCAATGCCTTCGGCATCCTTGGTTTCATCCATAAGATGTTGCATAGAAACTGCAGAACCTTCATAGGTCTTGACCACTTCTATGTCATACATCTCACCGTATTCTTGCAACCAACGAAGGCTGAAATACTTGCCGCTTATAGTGTTACGAGCAGCAATCAACACAAGACGATCTTCTGGATAGTCCACGACAATACGTTGCTTGCGTGAACACCATTCAAAGATAGGAGTAAAGCCCAAGTTATCCATGACCATACGAGCAAACTGCTCATACTGTGGATGACGAGCAACAAACTCTTCTGCTTGCATAGAGACTTCGGTCAAACCCATTTTTGTTCCCCAACGGATGCTACCATCAGGCATAGAGACAGGCGTGATCATAGAGCCGTCTAACTTCTCCAAGATAACATGTGGCTGTGAGAAATCAATCACACCAAACTGCGTTTCATCACGCTCACCAATGTTAAAGAACTTGTGCAAACGACGAGCCATGATAGAGCCGTCCTTGTGGAACAGCATACCACGACATTCACGACGAATAGCCGCAAGGTTGACAGATTCAGGGCAACGCTGCGAACCACAGTGATCAATATCCTTGATCAATTGCTTGCAGCCAGGACACCAGTATTCATCTTCCGTAACAGGAGGAAAGGTATCGGTCATAGATACCATGTAGTTGACTACATAGCCCCAATCACGTTCTGCAATGATAAACTCATCACGACCTTCAATAGCAGGACGAACCTGATCAAGGTGGGTGATACGGGGAAATTCGTAGCGCATTGGTCCTACTCCTGTTTATAACTTAATATAACACAGTTTTAGGGCTTGTCAAGCATTATTTTTGCACTTGAATATGGGCAATTCCGAAGTTTTCACGGCGTTTCCAGTAGATATATTCCAAATACTGTGCCTCTGTAAGATTAACATCGCCGTTGTACTCAAATGTTATGTTAACTGGTGTATTGATTGGAGTATCAAACAGTAGATAGTTGTAGAAATCATACTTGTACTCGCCATATACTGGATAATTCTTAATAGTATGATAATCAATGACGCTCTTACATTGGAAGTCAAGTAATTCGTCAATGAAATCTTCATCAATGTCATAACGAGATTTTACAAATTCTTTTGTTAATTGTAGAACATGGTCAATTTTATTATTGGAAATAATAGAAATAATAATCTTCCACATAAGGCTCATACGACGAATTGTAAAGCCGTTTACATCAATCTTTTCGTTACCAGTACGCCAGCTATCATAGAACTTTTCAATACTTGCAAACTCGGATGCCATAAATTCGTCAGTCAAGAAATGCTGATATAGGTTCTCATAAAAGTCTGCCCAACTTACTCCATGCATTTTATTCAGCACACGTGCAACATAACTGGTAATGCCATTTGTATGCAGACCCATGATATAGCAACTAAATGTAAGTGCTGCCTTAAAATCTTCTTGCGGCATATCTTTTGTAGCAACTGTAATTTCTACTGCTTCTTGCAGATCATCAAAGTTATTCACGCCATGGAAATAATCTGGCGCAAGAATAGATTCAATTTGAAACTCTTCTTTTTGCTTAAGATTAAGTTCAGCATTTTCAAGCAACATTGAAATCCATACTTCAATACCATTATGATTACCAGCATCAAAGATACGATAGAAATTTTTACGCCATGACTCTAGCGACTCGCCTGGCAACCCAAGAATAAGTTCACTGTATACAGGAATGTTAGCTTCTTCACAAAGTTTATAGATTTCACCTACACGATTGATTTCAAGGTTCTTGCGTTTAATATTAGCCAACACATCTTCATCAAGACTTTGGAATGATACTGTTAAGCCATAGTTAGGAAAGTTAGAGTTGATAAACTTACTGACAATTTCAACAACTTCTTTCTTCTGGTTCTTGGCATAGTTAATAACATAGTTACGTGGATAACCATATTTGTAATTTGTTTCAATAAGTTTATCAGCAATTAACAAATCACGGTCTGGAAAGATGCCAAAGTTAGCATCACAAATTGTAAAGTGGTCAAGTTTATTTTGCCCCATCCATTCAATTTCTTCAAACACTCGAACAAGGTCAAACTGTTTAATCTTGCTTTGTGTGATCGAACCCCAATCACAGAATGTGCACATATAAGGGCAACCACGATTGGTCTCTAGCATACCATTCCAGGTTACAGTAGGATTATCCGCCATAATCTTTTGGAATAGTCCACTCGTATATGGACTTGGAATATCATCAAGTTTATCAATACGACGACTTACGCCAGTATCAACACGCACACCATTATCATTTACAAGAATACCCTTGACACTCTTAAGATTGTCACGGTTTAGTAGGATATTCTTGAAACTAATCTCACCTTCATTCTTAATGACTACATCCATAAATGGATAGCGTTCAAAGATATCCGCCTTTTCAATCTGTGGCTCTGGACCACCAAACATAATAAGAATATGTGGATAGCGTTCTTTAATAGTTCTAGCAAGTTTGTAATTGTAATTACGATTCCAAATGTATGTAGAGAAACCTACAATATCAGCATCTTTTAATTTTTCAACAGCTACATCAATATCATCACGTCGCCATAGCATTTCACCAAGTTCGTAATTATCAGTTACTTCTGGAAATTGTGCAACATAACTCCATAGCAGTCCAACGCTATAGGGAAGATAATATGCATTAAGATGCGTTGGACCTTGTTGAAAGTTTACACTTACAAAACTTACTTTTTTCTTGCTCATGGAAATATTTATTTCTCTGTTTTTTCTGATTAATTTTTATGCGATTTCTTGGTAAGCATCGTCAACCTGATTGGTCGCAATGCCAGCGTGTTTATAACCGCTCATGATTGTTTTAACATATGATTCGCTTGGCTTACGATCTTTAGCTGCCCACTGACGAGTATCAGGAGTCATATAATATACCCATGCCTCATACTTTTGTCCATTAACAAAGATAGGAACAATCTTGCGACCATACATGTTTGGATAGCTTTCGATATGGTCAAGATAACGCAGCATTTGTTCATCTGGCAGTTCCCAAAGAACTCCATCTACATGTTCGCCACCACTTTGCACAACATCAGCAAACTTGTAAAATTCAAACTTAAAATTTTGTAACTGACCACGACCAATGAACTTAGCATCCTGCATAATACCAGGATCGGTAAGCATACCGTATGCAAAGTAATAGATTGGCTGCGCACCTGCTTCTAGGATTATCTCATTCATTTTCATGCTCTAATATTTATTGGTTGGCGATCTCGGCAGGATTCGAACCTGCAACCTAAAGAGTAGAAATCTTTTGCACTGTCCAGTTGTGCTACGAGACCATTGATAATTCAAATATATCACGCAGTGCTTGTTCTGTCAACTCACTTGTTAGAAAGGTATAATCACAACGATAGGTTGGACTATCAGTTAGGCGGCGTGGAATTGGATGATGTACTATACGCACACTCGTATCGTGTGGAACGCTGCTAATAGCAGTTTGATGATCTTGATATAGAACCATGGCAAGTGGTCGTTTGAAGTTATAAATCTTGGCTAGATTACTTGCACGGCTTACAATGTATTGGCTATAACCAACTTTTAAATGTTTATTAGCATATGGACTGTCGGTGGCAATTTCAGTTTCAGTTATAACTTTAACCTGTGGCAAACTTTCCAACAGTTTTACACACTGCATATCTTCTACAAGAAAAATAACTTTCATATTATTTCCAAAAACTTTTCTGCACCATTTGCAACATTTTCGTTCCAATGTTGCGCAGCATTCTCATCTGCAAAATCACTCAAATACTTGTAGCACTGAAATGATTTACCAAATACTTTGCATACTTTGGCAATAGCATATGCTTCCATATCAACTGCATCTGTCACTAAATCAGGAATTACTTTAACAAAGTTATCGCCTGTGCTTAAGGTATAAGGAGAATTCATAATATCAATAGGACCACTATCACGTTCAAATGGAGTATAACCTAATTCGACCATAGGTCTAGCATCCATATCACGTTGATATACACGACCTATTTGAATTAAATCACCAATGATTGTTGGATTAAGTGCACCAGCAGTTCCATAATTGATTACCAGTTCACAATCGGGTTGTAGACATGCTTCTACTGCTGCAATAGCGGCATTGATTTTGCCCACGCCAGTATAAGATACCCGATACTTGGTGCGGTCTAATTCCGTAGACAGTTCTTGTTCTAGTGCAACTAAAATATAAATCATAACTTCTCAAAAATAAATGGCGGTGAGGGTGGGATTCGAACCCACGGAACCTGTTAAGGTTCGCTCATTTAGCAAACGAGTGCTTTCGGCCTCTCAGCCACCTCACCGTATATAAGAATGGTGGGCAGTCAGGGATTCGAACCCCGGACCCTCTCGGTGTAAACGAGATGCGCTAACCACTGTGCCAACCGCCCCACTTCTTATAGTCTTAATATACTTATATTATTCAATTTTGTCAAGTATTATTTTTAATAATTTTTCAGCCATTATTTTGTGTGCAGCCTCGTTTGGGTGACCGTCAGGCAACTTATTTGGGTAGGTAATGCTGCACATATTTTTATCACCGTGCCACAGGTAATTGTGTGGTATCATTGGCATGGTCTTTTTTACTGGCAACGCATCAAACATATAATATTGCACGTTCTTAGATTTCATATATGCGTCAAACATTATCCACTGTTTACAGAACTTGTTAAAATAATAATCGTCATCATAGTGTTGCTGCCAAAATAAATTATCAAAATCAGTGGCACCACGACGATTTAAAATAGTTGTAAATGGTTTGAGTGTTTTAGCATCTATAAACTCAACACGACTGTGAGCAGACAGTCCAATTATAACAAGTGAATTTTCTAAATTATTCTCTATAATTGAATTAAAAATGTATTCATTACCCATGCCTTCACGAGCAAGATTGGTAATACCTATGTTTAGCTTATTTGCCAAGATATATGGCCATGCTTTTGTCGAGTCTTCTAAACCATAACCACTGGTAAAACTATCGCCACTGCAAATTAAATGCCGAAACATTCTGTGACCTTTGAAACTATAAGTTGTTCCCAATCGTGGTGTGCTTCAATTCCTGGATGGCTACCACACTTTGGATAATGACTAGACCATTGATGGAATGTTGCATCACGATAAAATTTATCCCAATTTATACTTTCCCATAATCCACTTTCATTGACTACTTCTGGCACTGGATTTAATATTTCATCTGTTGCCAAACAAAAGAAATATTTTATATTTTTATTTTGTAAGTAAAATTGTAGTAAATTTATTTCTTTTAAAAAATTATATTGATGATAGTAGGTGTCACCAGTTGGCGCATAAAAATACCTGCTTGCATCTGTGATGCCAATTTCTGTCATTGTATTATGTTGTTCACGAAAAAATTCATAGCGTTCTGGATGAATATCCTTGGGAAAGTATTCCATTTTTTCTTCAAAACTTAAACCATGCCAAGCATTTAAATTAATCCAAAAATTATCAATATCAAATCTTGCTGCTTGAACATGATCATTAACAATCTTATTAAATGGTTTCATGTTACGTAATCGTATTTCACTGCGATGTGTGTATGTCCACATCACTGCTACATATAATTCTTCATTTGGTCTTTTATTGATTTCTGAAATGATTCGGCGTGTAATACTATTATTACCACAACCTGGTTTGGCAGCACAAGAATAATCCCAACCATGGCGTTGGGATATTCTTGCTGCCCATGTTGATTTACTTGGAAGGTTTACTAAATGATCAAGATATTGATCAGGTAGTTCACTGCCCCAAGTGAAACTATCACCGCCAGCAATAAGTGTTGGCATTAAGCACCCAATACTTCTTTTGCCTTCTCGTAAAGATGGGTACGTTCTTCAAGACCAATAGTTCCACCATTGATAATTTTTGTGCACTTTACAACATCATCAGCATCGGCGGTTTCATTGCAACCATTTTCTTGGAAGAACCAAGCAGCCGAACGAGCAGCACCTTCTGGCTCACTCAAATAATCACTATCATTTGCAAGGTCTTTGCCAAGTGCTTCGCCACAACGAGTATAGTTTGACTTACCTGTTAACTGAATAAGACCACGACCACGATAACGGAATCCATCACCGCTTGCCTCATCGCCATTACCCATACGTGATGCATAAACACGGTTAGCAATCTTTTCTGGCTGCTTTGCAAAGTCGTTTGGATCAACGTCTTTAAAGTATTTTGGAAATACCTTTAAGAGAGTTTCTGCCTTATAATTAAGGTTTTCACTTACTGCACTAAACATTCCGCTTTCATGTCCGCATTGTGCAAGAAACATTGCTTCACGCTGTAGTGTATTGATTTCAAACTCGTGCATTGCTTCATTAAGTGCATCAATAAACTTGTCTAGGTTCTCTTCTTTTGCACCGTGAAAAATTGCTTTTAATTGGTCAACTGTTGCCATGTTGGGGGTTTCCTTTAAGGTTATAACACTATTTACCATTCCCAATATGACACCTAAATAACTATATGTGCGTTGTAATTGCAAAATATTTTAGTGGAACAGGTTGGGTTGGGGTTAAAAACCGTGACCGAAACTATGTGCCTGACCTTTCATTCCGTAAGAAACAGAATAAAAATACAGAAACTCTTTACTTTTGGGATGATATCACACAATACTGCGAAGGCATGAATGATAGTGGTGTTTGCGTATTGAGTGCGTCACTTATGGTAATGGATGATGAAAAAGAAATTACAGTTCGCACCAAGACACCAAGTAAAGACGGCGTAAAGATTAAGAAAGCACTTAAACTTACTGATGTTAAAGCAGTGGCAATGAGCCTGATTAAACAAAAATTACCAGGTTGCACACTGATATTTGATCGTGAAGATTGCTATCTACTCGAAGGTGCTTGGGCACCTGGCGGTTATGAAGATAAAGATTACAAATATAAGATTGAAAAGATTGATCGTGATCAAACTGTTGCCAGAACTAATCATGGTGTATGGTTAAAGTGGGCAGGTTATCAGTATGGTGCAGATGACAGCGAAAGTATGAGTGCTATTAGTAGCCGTAGTCGTTTGTTAATTGCGCAGCATGTTGCGGACAATGCCGAAACGCCAGCACAACTTATTGATTGGTTGACCAAGAAGTATGTTGATAACTGGCAACTCAATGCAATGCGATTGGCAGATGAAAAAAAGATGATGCGCACTACTGCACAACTTATGCTAGTGCCAAAAGACCTAACAATGTTTGTGCGTCCTATTCAAAGCAATATTAAGTTTAACTTCTGGAAACTTAATGGAGCAAAGGATAACAAGATGTGGGTTGAATTGTTAACCAATCGTGTGCTACGCACTGGCGAAGATGATCCAAGTATTCCAAGCAATCTATCACATATTGAAGGTTAAACCTGTATGCGAATCAACGAAATTATTGTCGAATCGCCTAATATAGCAACTAAGACATTCAAAAAATTATATCATGTTGGTAGTATGGATGCCGCACAAAAACGTTCAGGAAGTTATGAAGGAGCGGGATTAAGTGTGAGCACACATCCAGATGCTTGGAGAAGAATTGCACGAGGTTTTGTTACTGGTGATACCTTTGAACTTACAAAACAAAATAATACTTTTATAAATGCAAATCGTCTAACAGGTGTTCAAAAAAATTTAATATTGTCATGGGCTGAAAAAAATCAGTTAGTAGAAAAAAGTGACATATATCGTGTAAGTTATTATGATGACGAACTTGAAGATACGGTGTATTCGGATTATCCAGATATTGAATCTGCACGTCATGAAGCAGATTCACCAGAAGATATAGAAAAAATTTCTGGCGGTGTCAAGCCAACTGACAAGTTAAAGCAAGCAACAAACAATCCACATCTTTCTTCAACAGGAATATTGGATTATATATTACCACTGTATGCTGATACAATTGGATTAGATGGCGTTTGGTGGCAAGATGTGTTAGATGTAACCAGACTTAGTGCACCACGTGGTGTTATTGTTCCATCTAAAATTAATACGTGGAATATTATAAAGATTTAAACTGGGTGATGGGCTAAACCCCAATCATGGTTTTTCCAATACAGCCCAAATAACACAGCGTCTTCGCTATTAGAAAATATCCACTGACTAGTCCAACCATGCTGTTCATTAGCATAAGGCCATTTGTTTAGGGTAAACTTAATATCATTTGACTCACACCATTTATACATCTGGTCAACCCAAAATTGCGAGGCATACGCAGCCTGAGCAGCGGGCAGTGTAATATCAATTTTATAAGTTTCAGTCATGATTACTTTTTTTGTTTGGTGCGCTCTACCAGAATCGAACTGGTACGCCGAAGCGAGAGATTTTACGGCGGAGATTCTGGATTTGAACCATAATGGGCGTTTACCCTTTCTCCGAAGTCTCTTGTGTCTACCTATTCCACCAAGAGCGCATTATCTTTATTTTACACTTATACTATGGATAGAGTCAAGACGGAATGAACGCCATTCATTAATATCGGTCACAAACACTGCCAACGATTTATCACTGACCTTGCGCTTTGGCATTTCCATATCTTCGCTTTCCACAATAGGTGGTAACATATCAGGTTTAAGAGTACAAGGCATTGTGCGTAGATCACCGTTGACCTTAGTAAAGGTTACTTCGCATACGCTCTCACGCAGCATATCACGCAGCATATCAATGCTTGGCTGAACTTCCGTATTAAACTCAATGTATGCTGTCATGCGTTCTCCTTAAATGATTGGTGGACCGGGTAGGATTCGAACCTACGCATCGCACTGTTATGAGCAGTGAGCCGTACCGCTTGGCTACCAGTCCATTGTTATAATTTATACTGTTTTGTTTAACCTGTCAATAAAAAGTTTCTTCAACGCTTTCTCAAAACCTTCCGAATTTCCTTCAACACGAGCCAAGAACAATTCGTAAACAAGTGGGTCATGACTTGGTGGTGTAAAAACAAGATTACGTGATGCCATCTCTTCAATGAGTTCATCGTCATCAAACTCACCGATGTCATATTCTACTTCTGCATAATGTGTTCGTGTCATTTTATTACCCTTCTTCAAACAACGGATGTGTATCTTTAATAAAACGTTCAGACATTTTCTTAAACATTATGCTATCACGTTCAATAAGAATAGCATTACGATTTAAATTTTGTGCTGCAATTCCAGTGCTGCCACTGCCAGCAAATGTGTCAAGAACAGTATCGCCGCTATTGCTCAATAGTGAGATAAAGTATTCTAATATCTCTGTTGGTTTTTGTGTTGGATGAATTTTATCTTTGCCTAATCCACCGCTGTATGTAATAGTGTTTGGAACTACTGCTTCAACCAAATCATTTGCAATGCGCTGCGCATCCATTACACGCTTTGCTTCTACTATTGCTTGTTCAAAGATTTTGTCAACACTCATATTGCCAAAATTTTCTTTAAAGTGCTTATACATTATGCTGCTAACCTTGTCAGCAGTTGCATAGCGATCAACAATAGAATAACGTGGAGTGTCACTATTGAACGTGCGTTTGCCCTTTGGTTTAATTCCCCACAAAATATATTCACAGCCACTGACAGGCATTACTTTGCGATTAAATGGTACTGCAGCAGGTTTCTTCCATACCCATACACGTTTGGGTTCAAATCCTGCAGCTTCCATTATTTTCCACAAATAAGAAACATACTGGTCACTAATGAACACAGCAAATGAACCGCCCTTACGCAGCTTCTTAAACCATACTGCTGCCCACGATTCCATTTGTTTAATAAATTCTTCGTGACCTACATTATCCCAGTCTTGTTCAAAACTGTCACTAAATCGTTGACTGTGAATTGTGTTTTTATTTTCACCAGTTTTAGGATCAATCCATTCTGGATTTGCGCCATCTTGTGAAATGTTATATGGTGGATCAGTGAGCAATAAATCAATGCTACCATCGCTGATCTCATTACTAACTTCTAACATATCGCCGCACAGTGTTTTAATCATTTGTTATCCTTTATATGGCTGAACGCCAATCCAGTTGTTGAAAGCTGATAGAGCATTTCCCCAATATGCAGTCTTCCAACGAGTGATATCAGAAAAATCTACTTCACGAACAGTAATGTTGCCATTTACAATATCAACAAATACAAACTTTGCTTCGTTGAGGAACTTAGTAACTACTGTAGAAATTTCTTCAATTGCTGACTCACCCCATATTCTACTAATAATTGTATTCAAAGTAAAGTAAAAAGGATTAGTATCGCCATTTTTCCAATTAATTTTTGCACTAGCTTTCTTTGGAATACCAAGACCATAGAAATGTGGTGAAGTAGCAATTACGTCATAGAACTTGTCATAACTATAATTATCTACAAAGTTTGCAACTGCAATCCTAGAAGTGCCGCCAACCATTTCGGCTAACGCACCAACTTCGGGACAAACACGAGCAGCAACTTCAAACATTGCTTCACGGTCGTGACTTGCTATTGCATACAAAAATTTGCCAGCATCTGTTGTAGTATCAATCTTATCCACAAAATTAGCCAGGTTAACGCTACCGCCTGCTTTGCGTCCTTTGCAACTTACTGCAACACCATTTTCAGTATAATCTGACAGTGGGTTATTGCTATCGTTAGGAAACGCAACCGCATTGCCACGTAATGCACTTTCATATGCGGCTAGTGCCTCACCAAAATCACTTGTGACAATGTTGCCATTGATCTTTAAGAAATTTGTAGTGTCAATAATTGGTGTCCTTGACTCAAGATTTGCAAGCATAGAGATAAGGCATTCACGCACAGGCTCATCCGCAACAGCACCATTAATGCCATTAATAATAGCTACCTTCAATTCTGCGGCATTAGCAAATTGTTTGCCAGCAAGTTTAAGATTGTGTGGGCTAAGTTGTTTGCGACGAACATTGCCTGCTGCTTTAAGTGCAAGCAATACGCCAACCTTACAACTGCGCCAAACTACATTGAACCCCATACCATTATAGAAAGGACTGCCAGTATAATCATCACACGGATAATAGGTAAGCTGTAGTTCTTCAAAAATATTAATGAGTTCGTCAAGCGAACCAATGCCAGCATCACTCATAATACGCACGTGCGAAGTGTTATGACCACGTTTACGAAGAACACGGTCTTTATTCAAATTGGCACTATCTGCAAACCAACGAGCAAAATCAGTTTCTAACGACATGTTACTTTGCCTTCTTTTGCGATTGCTTAAACATTGTATACAAACCAAGTTCACGACCAAAGGCTTCAATTTCCCATGGGCAATCCCAATAGTTCATATCTTCTGGATAATATTCACCGCCAAAACGATACATGCGCTTGCGAGAGTTGAAACCAAATTTATCTTGGCAATACTGCTTGACATGCACCATTTCATGGGCGAGCGCCATCAATACCGCTCGCTCGCCCATGTCAGCGTCAACGGTGATGGTAAATTGCTTACCATCATCGTTGCAACAGTCCGCCTGATTGCCTTGACCTTTAAGATAACCTTTCTCAAAGTCAAGATAGACATCAACCTTGTTGTGGTTCTTCATCAGATAATCAGCATAGAAACCCATCGCTGCCTTGACAGTCTTGGTTGAAACCTTAGATGGCTTGCCAGAAATCGTGAGGAACATGCGGCATCTCTCTGTTTGCGCTTATATTACTAATATAGCACCTTTTTAGGGTTTGTCAAGCATTATTATCTCGTCAAAACCTTCTTTTATCGTTGGAATTTCAAGGGCTTCTATCATTCCTTGCATAATATTCTTGGGAATATCCTTGCCAACCCGTGACTTTAACCGCCGTTCCAACTCAGGCATATCTGGCGTAGGAAAAAATACCGCAATCTTGAGCCATTCGTCGCCAAACTGCTCTAACTTGTACTTGCGACCCTTTGCCATAGTATTGGTCTGATCCCATACCAAGTCCTTGCCTAACTTGATAGCCGTGTTGACCTGTGCCTTGCAGAAGTCGGTAGCCTTGCCAATCTCACGTGAGAAGACATCACTATAGGTCTTGCCTTCCTTAGCAGCAACCGTGTCAATATATGCATCGCTAGACGCAATGATAACATCTTCAAACTTTTGGTTTGCAACCCAAGTTGACTTACCCGAACCTGGCACACCTACTAACATATACAACTTTGGCATTATTTTACCCCTATCATTTCAACTTCACTATCAGTTTCAATCCAGAGTTTGGCACCACATTTTCGTGGTTTATCTGGACTATACACCATACGAGATGGACCCTTTATATCTACTTCCATACAGTATGTTACCACACCATCCTGTTCAACACGAACTACAGGATCACTCTTATTGTGCTTAGAGTTAGCCTGTATAATGTTTCGGTTGATATGAATAATAGTTGTTGTCATTGTGGATTACCAATTGCCTTATTCATTTTTTCCAAACTTTCTTATAAATGCGTTCAATACCAACAAGGTCAGGATGTTTGTGTATCCATTGTCCAGTATCAGGTTCAAATTCTTTCTTGAAGAACGCATCCATTATCTCGTTATCAGTGGATACACTCTTGTCAATTTGCAGTGCCAGTTTATCGTAGTCACCATCGCTCATAATACTGTCACTATGAAACTCATAGGCATATGCAGCAACCGATAGTTTAATACGGCGATGCCGTTCAACCTCTACTGGACTGCCCCAACTCATTTCAACCATTCCTTATGATAGCCAATAAGAGTCTTGATTTGGGCTTGGCTAAGTTCGCCGTTGGATAGGAGACCAGCCATATATGAGTCATAAATCAGGTTCTTTTTGTCACAATAAATTGACACTAGGAAGCGTAATTTGTCCATGTCATACATCGTTTGCGTTCTCCTTATAACCCAATATAACACAAAAAAGGTGGCTGTCAAGCATTATTTTTCGCTTGACAACGCCCCCAAATATGTTATTATGGGTATATTAGAGCAATGGAGAGAAAACTATGCGTCTTACATATGATGATTTCTTTCTGCTTCTTGGATTTGCTTTTGCTGCTTATTTTATAGGCAGCGGCAAAATCTGGGACACTATTATCTATCTCGGCCACCTTTAATCGGAGAATACCAATGAGTAACCAACGTGCAGGCAAGACCCATGCAGCAGCCCTCGTCGATAGCGACAAGGTTTCCCTTACGTCAATTATCAGGTTTCTAAAGGAAGCCAAGACCGACCTTGAAAAGTGTGGCGAGGAAGATGCTGCCCTTCGCTTTGAAATCCTTGCAGACTATCTTGTGCAAGACTATCGTGGTGGTGGTTTCAAATATTCCAGCAAGATGATCGGACTGTAATAACTACAATATGACCGATTGCAAACCCTTACGCCGTTGCCTATGCTGCGGCAATCATAATCTTAAACTTACTCTCGACTTAGGTTCTCAGCCGCTTGCCAATAGTTTTAAGGCAACGGCTGGTGAACCTGAAAACACATATCCACTTGCGGTAAATTATTGCGCCGATTGTTCGCACCTACAACTTACCCATGCTGTTGATGCTAATATTATATTCAAGAATTATCTTTATGTTAGTGGCACTAGTCTCACTATGCAGAATTATTTTGCATGGTTTGCAGATTATGTTATGGAATATTTTCCAGATGTTAAACCTCGCAAGGTTCTGGAAATTGGCTGCAATGACGGCACACAGTTAAACTATTTTAAGAAGCATGGATTAGAAACAGTGGGCATTGATCCTGCTGAAAACATCTATCCAATATCTTCCAAGAACCATAAAATTATTTGTGATTTCTTGACACCAGAAGCCTTACTCAAAGTTGGCAAGACACCCGATATCATTTACGCACAGAATGTATTTGCGCATCAAGATGATCCAGAAACTTTTCTGAAACTATGTCGTAATATCATGAATCCTAACACGCTGTTGTTTATTCAAAACTCTCAGAGCGATATGATTCAGAATAATGAATTTGATACCATCTATCACGAGCATCGTAATTTCTTTAGTGTAAAGAGTTTATACACGCTTGCCAACAGTGTTGGCTTAAACATGATTGATGTATTCAAGGGAACTATTCACGGTGGCAGTAATATCTTTGTATTCTCAACGGACCAACATAGTCCTGCTCGTATATCCTCGTATCTTGATTGGGAGCGTATTCAGGGATTGCATGATTATAGCACATACCAAAGTTGGGCAGAAGGTGCCAAGCGCACTGTCAATGACCTTTCAATGGTGCTAGACGGGCAGCGCAAGGCTCACCAGCGGCTTGTGGTGGGCTATGGAGCGCCAGCAAAGGGCAACACTCTACTCAACTTTGGTAACATTGATATGGATTTCATTATTGATGATAATCCACTTAAGCAAGGCAAGTATACGCCTGGCATGAGTATACCTGTTGTTACCATTGATGAACTTAAGAAGTATCCTGATCGTGAAATTTGTTTTGTTCCTCTAGCGTGGAATTTCTTTGACGAGATTGTAGGACGCATTAAGAAAGTTCGTAATTTCAAGGGTGATGTGTTCATCAAGTATTTCCCAGAGATCGTAATTTCCTAAATAATATTAGGAGATTACGAACTATGAATAACGATATCAGATATACTATGCTAGTTCTTGAAGGATTAGAACTTAACCATCGTATGGACAGTGATGTGATGGATATGATTCGTGGTCTCATGGTTGAGAGTGAACAACTTGATGAAGGCGTACTAGATACCATCAAGGACAAGGCTGCTGCTTTTGCTGAAAAAGTAAAAGACAGTGCCAAGAATATTCTTCCAAGTATCACACAGAAATTTGATAATGTGTTGGCACAGGTTCGTGCTAAACAAGGTGAAGAAACTGCCGATGCCATTGAAGATGAAATGCGCAAAAAAGGCGGTAGTGATTGGAAAACCAATAGTGTTAAAATTGCAGCAGCCTTGGCAGTTGCCAGTAGCCTAGCACAAGCATCACCTGCACAGGCACGTGATATGTATATGCGCATGTCACCATTTCAGGCACAACAATATGCAATGCAGAACCAAGCAAATTGGTCACGTCAACAAGCTATGTGGGGTCAACGCAATTACAATCGTCAAATGCCACCTCGTGGTTATTATCAGGGCAATCAAGGCGGTGGCAATGATGCAGCCGCACTTGCCATTGGTGTTATGATTGGTGCAGCATTGGGCGCAGCATTAAGTCAGCCACACAAATAATAAAATAAATACCCTATGCGCAGTAGAGAATTTATCACAGAATCACGAAGAGTCATACTAGAAGGCGGTAATATGTTTACCGATGCTAGCCAGTTTGACCAGAAATATGCAAAGAA